TGGATGGTGTTAAGAAAACTATTAAACAAACTACTATTGATTCTAAAAATAATGGATATATTAATGGCGGTATGGATCTGCCTACTGAGAGATTATATGATGAAATCAAGAAAACTAAGAAACAGTTTACATCATCAGACCAAAACTATATGGGTGTAGGTGGTACAGAAGTTGACCAACCTACTAATCATGAAAGTTATAATAATGCTGAAACTAATGCAACTAAAGAAATTATTGCTCAAGGAAGATATCCAGTTCCCGAAGGTGATAAATATTATAATAGTAAAGAAACTTATAATATCGAAATTAAGAAAACTGAATCCGATTATTATAATCATAGACAAACTCATTTTGATAGAATGAATCCAGAATACCTTGAAAAAGGTACTTGTGAATTTACACACTTTAAAGATAAATTAGATGATAGATCTATCGCCGGAAGAACCACGGACCCTGGTTTATTGTCGGCATTTAAAAATAATCCATATACACAATCTTTAGAATCTTTTGCTTACTAAAAATAAAAATATTTAATAGTATATATATGGATAGTGATTTATTAATTAAATGCTTCATAGCATTTTGTATTGTGGCAATAGTATGTAATTTAATATATAGTTCGAAGTTATGTAATAAAGAATTAGTTGAGGGGTTGACAGGTAGTTGTAGTGGGTCGGGTATCAGCGCGTCGGGTTGTAGCGAGCATACTTTACAAGAAGAATGTGAAGCGCCATGTGTTTGGACTTTGGATAGTGAAAATGAAGACCCCGTATCGACCACCACCCCAGACAATACTGTTCATATTAACAATATCATAGAAATTATTAATGGAAAGATATTTAATAACCCCATAAAAGACACACTTAATTATGTCCTAAAGAAAATGCCGTCCATAAACGCCGCCTCATTGCCAAAATCAATTGATGCCATCACTACTTTTGATCAATTTGGGGATAATGAAGATGCATTAAATTTCTTGGAAATGATTGTCCAAAAAATTTTAGACATGGATGATTCATCCTTTAAGACCTTTGTAGAGGATCTGTATGCTGACCCAGGATCTTATTGTAGTAATGATATAAATGAATATATTATTTCAATTATATTATTACAATATAATAAAATAAAGAGCGCTAGGAAAGACTCCTATATAAATATATCTAATAGATTATCTAGATACATACCAGACATATTAGAAAAAGTACAAAATGTGAATAGTACTTGCGATGACGAGGATATATCAGCAAGATCTAATATTATGGATGTAATGTTTTATAGGTTATTCCAAAATAATAATACAATTATTAATATAGGTTCGTTAGATGCATTAGTTAGCGAATTAAATAAATTAGATAAAGTATATGGCGTTGTTATATTATTATGTATTACTTATATTGTAGTAAAGATTTTTGGCATGTTTAATATGAAATTAGAAGTCTAAGATATATTATTTATTTTGTAAACACAACCCTTACTTTCATTATATTTTTTCTTTGAAGTATCCAATACATTTTTATCCAATACATTTTTATCCAATACATTTTTATCCAATACATTTTTATCATTTATGATATTATAATTTAATTCCATGTTATCTATTATTGGAATCATTATAATACCATTTTTAATATATATTTTTTTTAACATATAATATATATAATGAAATATCAAAGTCTTTTTATTTTAGTTATTATAGTATTTTTTAATTTATTACTTTTAAATATCTTTAGATTACAAAATGAAATATATAATATTAAATTTAATGATAAACCTTTAACTGGTCTATTAGATGAAAATATAGAAATATATGTGGATGCAGACCCGGATCCAAATATCAATAAAAAATTAAATGAAATAGCAAATTTAGTCCCTATAGATATTAATAAATTAGAAAAATCTAAAGACGTATTATTACCTAAATATAAACAGATAAAACATATTTAAGTATAATTTTACATTTATAATTGAACATTAAAATGGATTACCTTTTAAAACAAAATATTGATAAAAATAAATTTAATGTTTTTATACGTGATTTATCATCTAATTTAAATACAAATCTTAAACATATTATAGAAGATAATGTTAAAGTATCTCTTCAAGGGGATATAAAAAATACCACCAAAAAAGGTAAAAAATCAGTAGTGAAAAAAGCAGATATAATTCGCGCCGAAGTATTAAAGAAAAAACAAAATCAAATCGTAAATGATGATCTAAATAGGTTAGAATTTATATTTAACAATAAGGATGTCAACAACCCATTCAAATCCTTAGAAAAATTAAAATCCAGCGAAGGAATTCAAAAAATGAAGTATATGTTATTAGAATACTACTGGAATAATAATAAAAAAACAAATATGGATTTTATTATTTCATTATATTATCAATTAAAAGATCTTGATAATACTAATTTTAAAGATTTATTAGAAAATATTGGAAGAAAATTAGAAAATTATGAATACAAACTTTATATGATGAAAGAACTAGGATATATGTTACCACCATTAAACTTTTGGGATACCCCTGAAAAAAAACTAGATGATTGGCAAAAAGAAGTTATTAATATAGTTAATAATAAACAATCATGTATTGTTAAAGCACCTACATCGGCTGGAAAAACGTGGATTGCTATGAGTACAGGTATTATTCATAAAAAAGTATTATATATATGTCCTGCAAAACCTGTAGCATATCAAGTAGGTTCACATTTTATTTATATGGGATATAAAGTACATTATTTAGTAGATAATTTATCACAAAATTCATTCGACAATAAAACTAATATTTTTATAGGAACACCTGATGAAATTGAAAATAATTTACATCGCATTGGAACACATTTCGATTATGCTGTATTTGATGAAATTCATAATTTAAATAATTCTAAAGATGGAGATATATATGAAAATTTAATTAAAATTCTAAATTGTAATTTCTTAGCATTGTCTGCTACAATTGGAAATATAGAATATTTACAAGACATATTTAATAAAATTCATCCTGCTAAAAAAATTCATTATGTTGAATACAATAAAAGATTTATCAACCACCAAAGATGGATTTATAATAATGAATTAAAATCTATTCATCCATTATGTTCTATAGACAATAATGATTTGAATGGTGATTTTATTAAAAATTCATTATCATTTACACCTAATGATTGTGCTGTATTATGGGAACATATTGAAGAAATATATGAAGAGAATGATTGTGAAGATTTAATAGAAAATATGTCTCCAGATGAATATTTTAAAGAAAATAAATTATTAACTTTAGATGATTGTTTCGAATATGAACAATTATTAAAGAAATTTATTATTGATAATAAAAATGATAATAAAATTAATGAAATTTTAAATAAGTTAAAATTTAGGCAATCTAATACAGATAATAAGGAAAATATTATTAAATTTTTAAGAAATTGTAATGATAAAGATATGTTCCCTATGATAATTTTTAATACTAATTCTCAAGTATGTAAAGATATATTTTATTATATATATAAAAATCTAGCAGAATCGGAAGAAAAAGAATACCCATTCCATTATTTAATTTTAGAAAAAAAACAAGAATTATATGAAAAATATTTGGAAGAAAGAGATACATTTACTAATAATATCAAAATTTCTAAAAGTTCTAAAGACCCTATTACAGATAAAAATGCTAAATTAGATAGTTTTGACAGAAAATATAGGGAAAGGAATATTACAGATGTTTCAACATTATATCAAAGATGCTTGAATGATATTGATAGATCTAATGTAGATAAAGATTTAAAACGTTTACAGAAAAATAATTTAAATAAAGAATTTAAATTATTTACAGATAATCCAGATTTTTGTTATCAAGACGTATTTAAAAAACATGATTCATTCTGTTTTAGTATGAATGAACCTATGTCTGCTGACACTATTAGAGATGTGCGAAGAGAGATTATGAAAACCTTGGGTATTAAAATATCATATGAACATCCAATATTTCAAATGCTCAAAAGAGGGGTCGGATTATATATAGATACTATGCCTGATGAATATAAATGGATCTTACAAAAACTATTGTCTAATAGACAAATAGGAATAGTAATATCTGATAAAACATTATGTATGGGTATTGATTTACCTGTGAGAACATGTTGTTTAATGGAATTTAATGGTAATAATAATTTTACTAATGAAGACTATTTACAAATGAGTGGTCGTGCAGGTCGAAGAGGTCAAGATAGCAAGGGCAATGTAATATTTTATGGCAATATTGATTATCTATCTCTAATGAAAGGATATTTACCTAATATAATAGGTTCTACCAAACAATTAAATAATACATATAATATTATAACTAAATTAAATACATCTATAAAAAAAGAAAACTTAGATAAAATATATGAATATTTTATTAATGATAATAGGCAAGTAATTGAATGTGAAACTACTTTTGAAAACCCTAAATTATTATGGTATTTAAGAAAATATACTAGTTCGAACAATTTAGTAGAAGAATTAGAAGATATTGAATGTTATTTATTCAGAAATAAAATAGATAATGAATATTATATTTTATCTAAATTATATAATTTAATTGAATGTAAATCTATTAACAACGAATACAAATTTAATAAAATTGAAAATAATATTTTAGAAAATTTGGAAATTATTTATGAATTATATGAAGTTATAATCAATATTTATAATAATATTAATAAAGATAAATATTTATTATTAAGAAAAGTATTACTAGAAATATATAATAATATTAAAGGTTTAATTATTAAATATAATGGATTTTAATTTATATATAAATTATTAATATGAGATATATAGATAATATAATATATAATAATACAGATAATGAATTACAATTATATAATATACCCGAAAATGATATCATAATTTATCATAATAATAGTAATAATAATACGGATATATTAATTTATAATAATATAATAACATATTGGAAACTCTTCGGATTAACATTATTTAGTTTAGTATGTGTATACGGATTCAAGTGTTATAATAAATTTAAATATGATAGAATGGATGAAATTGTAACGCCAATTAATATTGAAAATTTAAATACATTAATTGTATGTAATGAATTACCAGAAAATAATTGTTCAATATGTTTAGATGAATTTAAAAATGAAGATATATTAAAAAAATTAAATTGTTCTCATATATTCCATAAGGATTGTTTAGTTCCTTGGATAAATAATAATAAATCATGTCCTCTGTGTAGAACAGATATTTTGTAGTAATAAATCGATTAACTCGATTGACTAGTTTATAAAATTATTATTTTAAATAACATTTTCTACACACTGCTATATAATCCTCTTCTGAACCTACTAATACTTTTTCTTTTGATTCTGATATTCTTTTTGAAAATATGCCTAAAGTACCATCTTTACATATAGAACAATATGCCTTTAATTTAATTATATCATCACATAATGGTATAAGTTTATGTATTTCTCCGAAATTTACTCTATTCGAATCACCATCTAATCCGACAACTATAACATGTTTCCTTCTTAATTCCACTTGATCTATGACAAATAAATATAAATCATCAAAAAATTGTGCTTCTTCTATTATAATATATTTAACATACACAGTATTTTTAAATTCACTCAATTTATTTAATGTTATACACTCATATTCTTGTTTATTATGTGTAGATATCTTAGTAGATGAATATCTGTCATCTATTTGTGGTTTAATAATAATAGGTGTTTCATCAATATGTTTCAATGAATTAACTATTCTTAAAATTTCAGTTGTTTTTCCTGAATACATAGAACCTAATATTAATTTTAAAGACATTTTTTATAAAACTAATATATAAATAATCAAATTTACACATAACCCAAACCGGCTGTGCCTGAAATTATTCTTAATATATTATAATTTACAGCATAAAGAGTATATATGTCATTTGCAGCAGATGTTTGATTATTATATAAATTATTTATTAAATAAACATTTTTAATTGTCGAAAAATTCATAGTCCCACTAGGTTGGGTATCTTCAGGATTTAATGCAAATGAATATACAGCAATTGAGTTTCTAGTAGTTACGCCTCCATATCCTGAATGATAATCATTAACTTGTTGTTTTGTAAAATATGTTATATCTCTTTCAGTAAATCTATCATATCCATTAATTTGTAGTGACCATTTTCCTTTTAATGGTCTGCCTCCGTAGTCTGCGCTCGCACCGGGTCCAGATACCCATATTAATTCTTTAACAGGATGACTTAAATTTATTAAATTTGGGACGCCTAATTTATAACTCCTTCCGGGAATTTGTATTTGTTCTATTAAATATTCATGCGATATTTGAGAAAATCTCCTCCTTTCATCAGTATCTAAATATATATAATCTATATACATTTTTGGCACTATACTCTTCTGCAGAAAAGTGGCAAAAGAGATATCTATACTCACTTCATTATATTGTAATGCAATTAAGGGAAGTGCTAAACCTATATTTCTACAAAACCAAAATTGTAATGGTGTATAAATTATATGATGTTCATTATCTTTTAAATAAGATGATACTGTACCTTCATCCTTCGCCGCCGAGATGGTAAATCCGTGCCCAAATGCCTCCACACCACCAGCCATACACATCGATTGAAACCTTGTTGCATAGCATAACGGACGTTGTGATATGGTCGCGGAGGCAGAATTCATAAATAATGAATTCGAAGCCGACGCAAAAGAACCAAATTCATTAAGATGTGTCAATTCAGCATGAGTTTCTAACCAGTTACCAGTATGGGAATCTATTAATTTATTACCAATTGATAAATCAACTTGACCTATAAAATTATAACCATAATTGGTAAGGGACCCATTGAGTTCCAATCCAGTTGGTATATCTTGTTCCAAATAAATTTTATTAATCAAATCACCTCTTCGATCTACATTTACCCTACAAGTCGTATTCGATCTAGGTAAATTATCAAACAGTTGTTCCATCGACTCAATTGAAAAATTTGTGTATCTCCTATATACAGTTTTAAAAAACGTAATCTGTGGTTGTCCAGTTAAATATAAATCTTGGGGACCTTTTTCTTTTAATTGTAATAATCCACCAACCATTACTATATAATATATTATTATAATATATTAAAAAAATAAACTACTTGTTCTTATTATCACTATCTAATATTCTTCTTAATTGTCTACACCACCTTTCAGATGGTTGTTTTTTTCTAAAAAATTTATACATTATTGTTTTTTCCCAATATTTTAAATAATCTATATCATCTTCTGAATCTAATAATGTTTGTGATAACATATAAATTACCATATATTTTTTATATAGAAAACGTTGTACCACAACCACATTTTGACGACGCATTTGGATTTTCAAATGTAAATCTATTTCCCATTATATCTTCTGTCCAATCTATAGTTGTTCCTAATAAATATAATAATGATTTACCGCATACATTTATCTTTAAATCTTCTATTTCAACAAGTTCATCTCTCTTATGTGGTTCCCGAAAAAGGTTCTAAATTATATTTTAAACCATTACATCCTCCACCCTCTACATTAAATAATATATATTTTGATTTATTTATATTCATTATATTAATCAATTGTTTCTTTGCTAAATTAGTTACATTTATAACATTCTTATTCATATTATAATTTTATATTATATTTATATAATGAAATATTTAAAAGAGTTTATTATAGGGTCTTCAATAGTTATAATATTTCCTTTTTATTATTTAGTATATAATTCAAAATTATATAATTATAATAATTATTATAAATATACTTTATTAGCACCAATATGGTTTGGTATTTTTAATATAATATCATTAATAATTTCTGATAAATTTAATTTATCTAAGAGAATAAGATATTTTAATATATCAATTATATCATTATTATCTATATATTTTATATCACAATTTTATTATAATTTTAATAAAAAAGAATGGTTTAAATATTATTTTATTCAATTTATTTTATATATGTTTACATGGAATATTTTGATTTTTAATTTAGATAAATATATTAAATAATATATGAATAGATATTATATAATTTTAATTATAATTATTACTATATCAGTTCTAATATCACAATATAATTTTAGTTACAATAATATTAAATACATGAATATATATGAAATATTAGAATTTAGTATTAAATTATTTTTAATTAATAATGCTGGTATAACAGATTACTCAAAAAATGGTTTAAAAATTCTAGATTTATTAACAAATGATCAATTATTGATTAAAATGCATCGCAAATTACATAAGAAGTATGGTAAAATAATTCTAACAAATATAATTACTATCGGAAAACATTATTATATATTAGATCCAGAATTATCTAAAAATATATTAGAAGATTCACCTTTTAAATTTAATGCTGGTAATATGAAAAAAGGTTATTTTAATAATTTTGTACCTAATAATCTAGGCATTAGTGAATGTAATCTAAAAGAAGGTGAATTAAAATGTCCTTGGATGAAAAGAAGAGATTTTAATGAAAAAGTTTTAGGAACAAAACATATTAATAATTTTTATAATAATATATCTTCTATAATAAATAAAAATATAGATAAACAATTATTTAATATAAATGATTTTAAAGAATTATCTTATAAAATAGTTTCTGATACTATTTATGGTGATCAAAATAATATAAATATATTAAAAGGTTTTACAGAAAAACATAGAAATGAAAACTTTATGAATAGTGATTTTTATAATGATTATTTAAAATCATTAATTAATTATAAAAAAAATAGTTTATTACATTATTCTAAATTATATAAAAATGATAATCAAAAAATTATAAATGATCAAATACCTCATTGGTTTGGACCTTTTGATTTTATCATTAGTTATTTAATACCTAATTTATTATGTATAATAATTAATTTTAAAGATATTCATGAAAAAATTTTAAATGAAATTAACAACAATAATTTTGATATATTATCTACTAATACATATTTTCATAACTGTATAATTGAACATATTAGATTATTTAATACTATTAATATTAATATTCAAAGATCTGTTAAAGAAGATATGTTATATAATAATATTGAATTTAAAAAGAATGATCAAATATTTATACTATTTTCAAGTATTTTGAGAGATGAAGATAAATTCCATGAACCTGATAATTTTATACCTGAAAGATGGGATAATAAATCTAATGAAGAAAAAAGTATTGTATTTGGAATAGGTCCTCAACAATGTCCAAGTAAAAGAATTACACCATTATATTATAAATATATTATTTACTATTTACTAAAAAAATATAAATATAAAACAACATCACCTATTCTTAAAAGTAAACAATTATATTTTATTAATCCATATAATATTAGTTTTGAGTAATTAATTTATATTTTAGAATTATATAACATATTTGAAAAGTCATTATATTTCCAAGAAATCCCTATTTTACATACATTTCTATCATTATTTCTAATAAACATACCATCTGTCAGATAAACAATTCCAGAATTATAATTCTTAAAATTCTTAAGGTCATCAACTACTAAATCTGTACCAAAGAAATCATGTTGAATAACTGAATTATCACTTAATCCATGACCATATGTTGCAAATACATAATCTTCAACAATAATTGACTCACGATTACTTAATACAAATGTATACATTTCAGAACATTTAATTATTTCACTACCTTTAATACTATTAGGATAAATCCATTCTTTTTTTCCAGGCATAATTACTGGATGATATGGCGTAATATTTAACTTTTTTCCTGTGATACTATTCAAACTTACCATGCTTTGATATCCGCCCGAACATTCTGTAACAACTACACATTCAACAATTCCAGAATCAATATAATCAATACCTTTCTTTGAAATAATAGTAACTACTTCATCACCTTTCTTTACTTCTTCTACAGGTTTCAGTGATCCATCATCCATTCTTACCATACTCCCGGGAGCACAACATCCTCCACCATTATCCCTATATGAATGCATAGAATGAAGTGGAGCAATCGCTGGCACGCCTCTATAATGAGTATTCACATTACCTTTTTTTGGTGGTTCCATATTATCAAAGATATCTGATACTTCATCGCGCAGTTTCTCAAACAATTGACCAGTAAAATTACTCACACCCTTATCCTTGAAATTATTACAAATTTCATTTTCATATGCTACTTTAAGAGAACGAAGGTAATGAATACCCCATTTACTAAACCAATCTGCTTTTTCACCCACAGTAGTCATATTTAATGATTCCTTAACTTGACCATCCAAATCAAATAATATATTATTAATATATTCATTATCTTTCACATCATTATTAAATGAGATTTCAAGAATTAAATTATCCAAACTATTTTTAAATCCAGGGTCATTGAACTTTTTCATTGTAATTAATGCTTCAATCATATTATATACCTTATATCTATAAAGTTGTTCATAATAATAATCATCCAACATATCATGTAAATCTGATTTAATAATATTTCCTTTTATATCCATTTCTACATATAGCACTTCTTTAGAAATTTCCATTACAATATTTTTACTCTGTCCATACTTTAGTGAATTAATATTAACCTTATCCACAGTATTATCTTTATAAACAATCTTTACAGGGACATCAGTCACAGCTGTAGTGAAGAAATTACTTACTCCATGGATAAAGATATTTCCTAATAGAGATGAATCTGGAATAAATGAATATCCATCTCCACCCGAAATACGAGAAAGATTGTCCAATAATTCAGATTTGAGATTATATCCAAAACCATAACAATTTATCATACATTTAAAATTATTATTTTCAAAATATTTTTCTAACATATATTCATGACCTCTATTTGGTTCGATATTTGGCACACCATCCGTGAGTAATTTAATTACCTTTAACTTATTGGGTGGAGAATTTAATCGTAAAATATCTAAAGATGTTTTGAGACCATCCCAAATATTCGTAGTATTTGTTGGTTTTAAGTTGTCCAAACCTAATTCAATATTTTTCTTATTTTCATTAGTACACTCCATATCAATAAATAGTTCCTCGGCAACACTTGAATATGTTACAATAGAAATATTATCCTTATCATTAAGAGTTTTAAGAATTGTCTTCGCGGCTGCAACAGTTAAAGATAATACTGAAATACCATAACTAGTTGATTTACCATCATTTCCTTTCAAAGGTGCATCGGATCCCATAGACCCAGATATGTCAATACATAAAACAATATCTACAGGAGGTCTTTGTTCTACATTAGGCACATCAGTTTTGACAAATAATACATTATTACGAACAGATGCTTTCATACTTATATCATTTAATACATCATTAAATTCTTTGAGTTCTAAATCCATAATTTGTGAATTGATCTTAAGTTGATCTTCAGATAATTTATCCTTAATAGAATCAATACTTTTCTTCATAGAAATATTGGGTTTCAAATCACTTTCGAGTAAAGTGTTCCTAGTCATAGGTGAGGTATTACTCTTATATAACCATTTCATAATTGCGTCGCGTTCATAAGTATGACCGTCTGGTTCAGATACTGGATCTTTCATAAGGTCTCCTGTGATCGGGCAGTAAAATTCATGAGGTACAAAGGTAGTTGACATATTATTTAATTATATTTATTAACTTATTTTTAAATCAAATTTTTAAAAATATTTATATAATATAAAATGAAAGTAAGTAATGATATGAAAGAACGTTTAAAAATAGGCGGATTATGGATATTTCAAAGTTATAAAGTAATAATGGGAAGTTTATTAATCTTATTTGTTCCTCAAAAATGTGAAGAATTATTCGATAGTTCCAGTAGTTATGATATTAATGAATATGAAACATCTATTTGTTCTGTATCAGATAATTTACATAAAACAGATGATATGTTTCACAATATTACATTAGGATTTAACTTTTTATGTGTAGGTTTATTTTTAATAACTTATGTCATTGAATTACAGAGAGAAAATTGGTGTGTCAAGTATTTTGATATTAATCATGATTTTCCTGATAATCATTTAGATGATATTATAAATGAAAAACCTGCACTAAAACTAGAATTATATAAACAAAATAATAGATATTTTAAAATGACATCTGTCACGAGTTTTGTATATATGATAAATTTAATATTATCCTCAATCATTATTTATGACAATTATGTAGGCATACAAGCAGTTACCAGTTATACTTCATATGTAGCCTTAATATTATTGAAAATATACAATTCATTATCTATATCATATTCATCACTCAAAGGTGAAAAAGCATTATCAGGATATATAACAGAATTTTCTTCATTTAATGTATTTGATGAAGATCTAATAGAAGATAAACCCAAAATTCTTAAAAATATAGAAATAAAAAAAATTGTTACATTTAATGAGGACCCAGTAGCTATTGATAATAATGATATAAATATAACAGTCAATCCTTAAAGTGTCCTCATTCTTTTTTTATAAATTTTAAATTTGAAATGGACATTTTTAAAATTCAATCAATTAATCAAAGAAATTCCTTAAAGAATTCACAACAAATAAATACCTAATTGCAATGACTTACAGATCTATTCGCATGACAACTAAAAAACTCCGTATGTTTGAGACTAAGAACCCAGGGGTTCGTAATGAACGATACAAGGAACTCTATAGGGACATGCTTAAGGCAAAAGTTTCCGTGCATAATGCGGAAGTTGCTGCCGCCAAGAAACAAGAATCTACTAAATTAAAGAATATGTCTGATAATGAATTTCTTGACCTATCTTTTAAGGAAAATGCTAAAATTAATGCCAAGAATAATCTTCTTGAAAAGAACAAACAAGAAGAGGAACTTAAACAACAAGAATACAATAAGAAATTCTACGATGATATTATCCAACCCGTCATCGCCAAGAATATTATTATGTCCATTGTAGAAAACTCTAAATAGACAAAAAATATAATAAAAAAAAAATAAATTTGAATTAATATTTCTAACTTTTTTATTATTATGTCTAAGCATTTTAACCGCAAATTTGTAAATGGTGTAATTGCCACACTCAAGAAAAACGGATTCATATGTGTGCCTCTTAAAAGTAATAAAAATAAATATAGTATTAAAAAAAATGGTGGAGAAATTATTGTACATAGTGGTATGAGTTGTTATCATCCTTTGAGAAGATGGTTAAAATCTACATACGATTTTGATTTAAAAGATTACTAATATTATTATATTATTTATATTCCCCATTATTTTTTTTTCCATCTTAATAATTTATAAATTTGATTTCTAAATTATCAATTATATAAATCAATTAATTCATTAAACATGGTTTATATCCACCCCAAATATAAACAACGTGATATTAATAAAAAAACTTCTCAAAGAAAGAAGAAAAAAGAAAAAGAAAACTATATGAAAAAGACAAAAACCAACTATAAGAGGAAGAAATCATCACAAGTGGAGTGTTGTATTTGCTTTGGACAAGTAGATAATACTTCAGATAATTCTATTAATTGCGGGAAAACTACTCATTTTATGTGTGGAGAATGTAAATTTCGTTGCAACGAAACAGGTAATGATAAATGCCCTATGTGTCGTTCCCATCCAATTAAAAATCCTATCGCTCGGGATATTGCCCTTCTGGTCCACTCTACTATGGTAGAGGTAAATCTATACATATCCCCATCTCTAAACCCAGCAGATAGGATGAGCATTAAACAACGACGTAATTATTTTAGGAAATCTTCTACATATGCTCCATTTCATCAAAATACTAATCGCATTATCAGACAAACAACAGGGTGGACATCTCGTCCAACTTCGTGGCGACTCGATTATGATGGATTGGTTCCTGCCAATAGAAACTTTCACCCAAATGAATCAGATTATTCAGATACATATTCAGAATCACAATATTCAGAAACAGATTCAGAATCACAATATTCAGATGCATCTGATACAGATATTATTAGATCTTTGATTGACCAGGAATATGATGAGTCTATTTAGTTTAAATTTGAAATTATTAATAAATTTTTTTATAATAAGATATGGTCCAAACGCGTTCTATGAAGAATAATGACAATACTAACGAAGAACTGGAAGCAGCTCATATTCTCGTAAAACTTAACAAAGGTCATTATATCTGTAATAAAAATAAAACTCTTCTTGCAAAGGCACAAGAAGAACTCTGCATCCTTAAAAAAATTAAACATTATACTCTGTTAAAAGAAGATCTTGTCAATATTATTACAACTAGTAATAAAACTATTGAAAATATTGATATAGAACTAGCATATTTGTATTCTAATCTGGATAATCTATAATAATATTTATAAATATATATTTTTTTTTCTTATTATTTAAATATTATTTTATAAATATAAATAAATATGGAAAGCATATTATATTATAAAGGACTTGTTAAAATAACTGAAGAAAAATTACAACAAACCCTTAAATTATTGAAATCTGTAAATGGTGGTGAACAACTATTTAATCTTCTGCCAGATTTGTTAGAACGACACTATAAAGAAATAAAAGAAAATGAAGAAAAATACAATAAAACTATTAATATGTTGAAGGAAGAACATCGCGCCATTCAAAAAGAATTACAAGACCAAATAGATTATTATAAAATGCGTGATGTTGAGGAATTTTTATCTGATTCTGATTATGATTCAGATAGTTCATATAGTTCCGAAGAAAATTAAAATTAAATTTGAATTTAAAATAAATAAAAATAATTAGAATTTGAAATAATTAAATATTTATTAAATAATTAATTAAATATGGAACCACAAATGAGTGATTATTATAATACGGAACCACATGTCATGCGAATGATAGAAAATATGAATGATGAACTCTCAGAATCACAAAAAGAAAATGAAGAACTTAAAAAAAAGGTAAAACTATTAGAAGATAATAATTGTGGTCGACCATTATTCGAAAAGACTGTCATATCTCAAAATGAAATATCAAAATATACACTAATTGAAGAAGAAATAAGAGAACAACTTTATAATATAATGGTGAAATCTGTTGATAATGACGAGGAAGAATTAGATTTCAGATATTTATTTGATCACGAAAATGATTATATTGATATATTGAAATCCAATTTATTAAATGTATCACACGAGTGGTGTGAATTCAGAATTAAAAATATATTAGAAAAATTTGTATCACTACTATATGTGGACGAATATTGGTGGGGAAATTTAATAAACACCGACGGACTCAGTAATATAATTATTAATAATATAATCAATACAATAATTACAGGAAATATTGAATCGGAAAGTGGATATCAATGGTATGCTACTAAATCTGAGATTCATTTAAATGAATTATATATTATAAAATGTGAAATATGTAATGAATATTCATCATATACTAATTTTCCAAATACTCAAACAGATGTGTGCTGTTATTGCGCGTACGCGCATTCATCAGATGATGATGATTAATGAATATTAAATTTAAATATTTTAATATTTCGGAAATCTCCATATATTCATTCTTTAAATTAAAAACGTCTGCCCTATAAATGAACCTTATGCTGCTGGATTGCTGTATGAAAAATTTACATTTTTTTGTATTCTATCTCTATCATTATCATTTAAACAATCTAAATTTAATATTTTATTATTCAATTCAATTGCTAATTTATGATCACTAATCCAATAAGCACATATGGCTAATTCATCTATAAATTTATAAGTGTGAATATCTCTATGTATAAATAGAATATCTTTTGGATAACTATTCTTTATTCCAAGCATCCCATAAGCGTATCCTTCCCGGTACTTTTCATTCTGTCTATAATATTTAACAATTTCATATAATGCTTCTAATCTATTTTTTTTGTAATTATATGCCTTTAAATAATCATATAAAATTTCATTTTCAAAATCAAGTCCATCATTTTGTTTACATAATCCTATCATATATAATGAGTAATATACTTCTTCACACCAACCTCCCATTTCCACTCTCTTTTTATAGTATTTTATAGCATTCTTGTAATCTCTAATATCTTTATAACTTTGAGCTAAATAGAAATGATATCTTGTATTATTTGGTTCATCTTTGATACCTTGTGATAATAATGTAATATCCCTTGTAAATTTAGAAGTTCCAGTATTACTTCTTGCGCCAAATGTTCCTGCTTGAATATAGCAATTTTCAATAGTACCACTTGGATAATTTTCTTTTTTAGAAATAAGAAATGGATATTCATGAACAACACCTTTATATACCCATTGCAAATTATTACATAATACTTGAACTCTCGTATACTCTAAACTGTGCATATTGATTTTCATACTAAACATTTTATAAATTTTATCATCCGGAATTATTAATTCCCCTACTAATCTATCATCCGCATCTATTATAAAACAATATTTGGATTTATCTTTGGCATATTTTAATGCAAGCGTTCTATTATGACCAAAATTTACCCATTTATCTTCATGTAGCTCACCAGGTATACCTTTTTCTTTAAAAAAAGATTTAATAATATCTTGTGTCCCATCCGTTGATCCTGTGTCACAAATAACCCAATAATCTAAATAGTCTACTATTGAATTTAGACAATCTTTTATTATACTTGACTCATTCTTAACAATCATACATAAACATAGTTTTGCCATCTATAAGTTATTATATTGTGCTCAGGTATTTTTTTAGAATATTAAATTTGAATTTTATAATATTATATATATATATATATATGAATGTATCAAAATATCTCCCTAATATAAATACTATGAGGAATACATTACTAAAAATAGAAATAAAATATCACATTTATATTTTATTCATGATAATATTTTTTATATATATTATTTATTTAATTTCACAAGAAGATAAATATGATATTATATTGCCACACAACTATATTTTTATAAATAGAAAAGGTGTAAAAAATAATGCAAATGTTTTTTTTACTCTAGATAATTATAATGAAGATTTACCTGAAAAAGTAGATCTAAGACCAATGTGTCCACCTGTATACTCACAGGGTAGTTTAGGTTTATGTCATATTAATGCCGCATGTTTTATCTATAGATATATATGTTTAAATAATAATATAGACTTCAATCCATCTAGAATGTTTTGTGAATATAATATATTACATTTGAGAGGTGGTCTAGATAAAATAAGCATAAAAAATAGAGTATATCAATTCGAACTGCAAGGAGGAAATACTATTGAGGACATAAATAGTTTGCTATATTATGGTGTCTGTAAAGAAGAAGATTTTCCATATCCAAGTGATACAGTTATAGAACACAATACAAATATTATACATGACTTAGATAATCTGAAGAAGAATATATATTCTGAAAAAGATTTAATAAATATATCTGAAAAATATAAAGAGATAGATATGATACCGCCTACTAAGGAAATGTATATCAGTGCCCAAAATCACAAAATAATGGACGTTTATAATTTAGGAGCGGATGTGGATGAAATAAAAAAATATTTGAATCGCTTTGGACCTATTTTATTTGCGATGAGTCACGGAGATTGGGTCCAGGATTTATTATCAATAAATTGGCAATTAGAAATATTTAAACAGATTAAAAAGAATGAGAATCTAAATAATACAGATGAACGTATTTTAGATAATAAGATAAATGCTTTTACTAAATTTATTAATGATAATGATAATACACCACGCTTTAATAGTTATTATGAAGGTATAAATAAAATTAAATTATCAGACAATTTATTAAATTTATCAAATAAATATTCCGCGACCCATGATTCTCCCGATGACTATTTGAAAAAAGAAATGTATGCGAAAGCAACTATGAAGGATTTAACACTAAAATACCCTAAAGATTTAATAAAACAAAGCGAGGAATATTTAATGGAACAAGGTATTGATCTAGAAAATATTAAAAATAATAAAAAAGTTTTTGAAGAAAATAATTTACCAGATGAATATATAAGTAATTATACTAAATTTACTATGGATAAAATTAAAAGAACTCTTAGTAAATCCAAACGAGGTAAAGATATATCTGGTTTTATGGACACGTGTATGAATTATACAGGACACGCTATGACAATAGTAGGTTACGATGATGACGAACAAGTATTTATAATTGCAAATTCCTGGGGCACCGTATGGGGTGATAATGGATATTTTTATTTGGATTATGCTTTTGTTAATAACGATTTTTGGGGATTGGGAATTACGGATACAATTTGTATAAATAATACAAAAGATGGGAATATCTAAATTTATTCATTAGTCATATCACCTCCAAGCGACGGCGTTCGTCTCTGGTTCAGGTTCTTGTTCAGGTTCTTGTTCAGGTTCTTGTTCAGGTTGTAGTTTTCACGAAAATGTTCATTGTAAAAAGAAACCAAAAAAAACATATACAGGAGGCAAAGTAACAGGCGCGAAGATTTATGCAAATAAGACTACATCTTCAAACAAAGCAACCTGTTATAAATGTGGTAAACAAGGTCATTATGCTAGTAATTGTTATAGTAAAAAATGTTATTATGATTATTCATCATCGGCGAAGAATGATTATTCGGTGTAAATAGTTACGTATAAATCATAAATTTTCACAGCGTCTAGGGTACCGAATGTAACAATCTGGGCATGTTCAACATTATCCTTATTTTCTACCCTATTTAGCAGATTTTCTATTTTAGTATATTCTGTGTCGGTCCAAGTATTTTTATAATAACCTGTTTTATAAATGAAATATAATAGACGGAGATGTGATATGACTTTAACTCCTAACTTTAGTCTGGGAACATTCATAATGATTTCAGAATATTTTGAAAGACATTCGATTGTTTCAGTAATACAGATTTCTCTTTGAGAACGAGTTGGTTGGTCATCGTTAACCCATTGATTAAATTCTTTCAAAGATGTTTTACCAGGACGACCTGGATACACATCTGTTCTAATCATATGAATAATTGTACCGATAATCTCATAATGCCCATATCTCTTGACCATAGCAGGTGTTAATCCCATGCCACCGTATTTTGGTTTGTTTGTAAACAGATCAGGGAATTCTGTGAGAATTCTTACAATTTGTTGAGTGAAAGGACTGCCAGGTTTGGCATGAATTAATTCACCATTCTTGAGTGGAACTCCTTCTTGGATTATTGTAAAGAATTCTTGACATTGTTCTTGTGTCCAATCACGTGTTTCTGTATATGAAATCTTTGTATTCTTAATTTTTCTTTTCTCATTATCAGGTAATTCCGAATATTTCACCCATTCTTCATATTCATTTTCAAATGTGATTTCATCATTCATAAATTTAAAAATTGTCATTAACCTATTTTGTCCATCCATAATCCATTGTTGTCCAGATTCAGTATCAATATTAATCACTGGACCGAATAAAGGAAGTCCTAACGATAAAGATTCTAAATATGATTGTTGTTGTTTCTTAGACCATACGTATTCTCTCTGGTAACCAGGGACAGATAATTCACCACTCCCAATAAGGCTATAACATTCGCCAATGCACATTTTAGTTGCTTCAGAACTTGGAGACATATCGGTTGAGAAGAAAGTTGCCATTTTTTATATTTTAAACTTATCAAAATGTAAAATCAAATTTAAATTTTTAGTATTTTTTTTAGTCTTTTTTATAACAGGTGTTACATATTTTTTTTTAACTTGCTTTGCCCTTATATTAAATTTACCTAAATTATAAAAATATAATATTACATTTCTTTTCATATTCATTAATTATGAATTATATTTAAAAAATGTAATTATATATATGAAAAAAAATGTCATAAATATTACTAAATTAGCTTATGAACATTTAAGTAATGCCCAGAAATCGTCCAAATCAAAATATATATTATTTAGTATTGAAGGAGGCGGATGCAATGGCTTAAAATATAATCTAGAACCGAATAATGATGAACCTAAAAAAATAGATGAAATAGTTAAAATAGATGATTTAAAAATAAATGTATGTGGAAAATCATTATTATATTTATTGGGAACAACAATTGATTGGACATCCGACATCATGGGAAATAGATTTATATTTGAAAATCCAAATGCCACAGGTAAATGTGGATGCGGAACAACATTTTCAGTATAATTAACCAAATCTAGATAACCTTGCCATTCTCATTTTCTCTAATTCATCGCCTGATATCTTTTCAGAATAGTTAGTTTTGACCTCTTCTACTACTTCTTCTATTACTTCTTCTAAGACATCTTCCACCATATTATTTTCTAAATCTTGTTGAAGTGCTTTTTCATATTCATGGTCTTGCAAAACCCGTGTTTCTTGAATAATTTTATTCTCTTGTTTTTTATTCTCTAAAAAGGTTTCTCTTTCTTTTTCATATTGAAGTTTTTGCTTTTTAATTTCTTCATATTGTTTCTTCATATAAAATTCTCTTTCTGAATTAAGTAATGCCGAAGCGAATTCAGCATCATCAACTATTTGCTGATTGGGGATATGTTGATCCGGTATATATTGATTAACAAAATCTATGAGTTCTTGTTTTTTAGTAAATTTACTATATCCTGTAATATGGTTATCTCGACAATATTCCTTTATTTCAGATACAGTTTTATTATCCATATTATAAAATAAATATAAATATTTTTATCAAATTTAATTTATATTTAAATATAATCTATCTAAATTTAGCACCTTTGAACCTCTAAAACGCCGAATTTAACTATTTTAGACGAAGTAGTATTTTGCCTCGCCAATAATCTATTACACCTTTGAACATTTAAAACGCCGACCCAATCCAGATATTTTTTTAGGTTTTCGTTTTATCGTTGATGGTCGTTTCACATATTTTTCACTTCTATCATATGCTCCTTTTATTAGATTTTTATAAATATGTATTGGTATTTCATCTAATACATCTTTTATATTATTAACTAATTCATTATATGTTAATCCCTTTTTCTTTTGTAATCGCGATTTCAATACATTAAAATATCCCTCTATAGTATTTGTATAATGTTGATATGGAATAGCATACAAAAAATTATTATTCTTTTTAATTACATCCTTTACAAGTTGATTTCTATGACTACTCGCATTATCTAAAATGATTAATTTATTTTTGTATTTTCCATTTATAAACTTCTTAATAAAATTAACACTTTTTATATACCTCATACGTCAAAAGTTGCGTTAAAAAAACAAATATATATATATATATATATATATATGATTAAAATAACACATAATGCTGGTTTTTTCTCGTGCTGTTCTGTAAAACTGGATAAAATTGTAGAATTTATTAATTCAAATAAAAGATTACCTGATAATGTAGATAGTTCCGAGCAATTTAGAATGTATAAAAATGGTCCTAATAAAGATATTACATTTGATTATTTTGAACATTATGAAAATGTTCCAGATGTAAATATAATACACCCTATAAAATATGGCGCATCAGACCAATTCAAAAATTATGCTAATTTAGATTATAAATGTATAACACCATTAATCAAAAAATATTTTTCTCCATCAGATAAATTATCAATAATTATCAATAATATTGAAAAAAAATATAATATTGTGTTTGCTAACACAGTTGCTGTATATTATAGAGGAACAGATAAAATTACGGAAACGAAATTAGCATCATTCGATGAATTTTATAATCAAATAATAAAAATAGTAAATATAAATAAAGATATTAATATACTACTACAAACTGATTGTGCTCAATTTATAGATTATATTAATAATAAGAATTTTAAAAATGTTGTAATTATTGATGAAAATAAAACTAGTTATGGTAATAGAGGTATCCATATTGAACAATCTTATAGTACAAATTATCAAGATATGTTTTATTTTTTATCAACAATAGTAATACTTTCAAAGTGTAAATATATTATTTGTAGTACAGGAAATTGTTCAATATGGACAATGTTATATAGAGGAAATAATGAAAATATAATCCAATATCGGGACGGAACCTGGCATAACTCGGTGTTTTAAATGTTCAAATGTGCAAAAGAATATCTGGATTAATATAATTACTAGATTCATTATATCCTATAATTTTTGTTTCATTTATCATTTCTATAATATTATCTATATCTGAATATATCATATTATTTCCAAATATTTCTCTATAATTTATATTAGATATTGGAATCGAATTTTAACCAATACATTCATAATGACGATAACAATCATCTCTATCACCACTAGTAGATATAGTAAATTTAAAGGATGTTAGTAAACTGTAAAACACTTCTTGATAAAAATTTGAAAGTTTATTTTAAAATTATTTAGATTAATAAGTTCTTCAAACATTAAAAGAACTCAAAAACAATTCAAAACAACTTAAACACCTTGAAAAACTTAAAACAACTTAAAACGATGGATCTTGTTTTGGAACAACCAGACAATGAGTCTTTCTACTGGAACTACTCTGGACAAGAACACTCGATCTCAGACATCCCTGAACTCTTGACTAGAGGACTTTTGGAATCTGATTACAATGCATATCTATTTATCCTGGACAAGGCTTACTGGAATGGAATTAATATTGGCAGCACTTTGAATGATACTAATTCATATAATTCTTGGTTCAGTACGCACGCACATTGTCTTTCATTCCTAGTTGGTACACGTGTCAGACCCATCGATGCTAGGGGAGGAACTTACTACGGAAAGAACCATGAAGGTATCCCAGATGAGGTCGGGGTGACTATTTTGCATAGGATGATTGAACTGGGCGCTGATCTCACTATTCAAAATTATTATGGTGACACTATCATGGATCAATACCAAATGGTCACGGATAAGTACCCACGTAAAAACAATACTAACTTTAAAAATGCCGTCTTCAAAACTTACCCTTAATGGTAAATCTCACGGAGGGATTGCACATTGAAATAACAAATAAATCAAAAAACAATAAAACAATAAAACAATAAAACAATAAAACAATAAAACACAAAAAAATATAATAATTTTTTTTATGATTGATATTATATGAAGGAAGTTAAAATTACTAAAAATTATATTTTAATGAAATTTAGTAAAGAAGATATAGATTTGTTCAAAACTGAATTATTTATATATTTATTAGCCAAACAAAAAAATATAAGTTATATCCCTAAATTAATAGATTATAATTGTGATAAATTATATATAAAAACTGAGAATGTAGGTATCTCATTACAAGAATTTTGTGATGAATATGGATGTGAATTCGAAGATTCGTTCCTTAAAAAGATTAAAATAATGTATGAAAGATTTACTACATTGGGTTATTACCATAATGATTTAAGAATGAAGAATATTGTAATTAATCCTTCATCAAAAAAATTATATTTAATTGATTTTGAATTCACTGATACTAAATATAAAGATTTGGATGATGAAAATATTGTCAAAAAAATTAAATCTATGTCAAAAAAAAGCAAATCTAAATAATTTAATATAAATTTTTAATATAATATATAACAAATGAAATATACTCATAGTTTCATCATGTTAACTGGATTTACTATGAATAGTTCTGATATGGAATATTATTCAACATATATAAATAAACTTATACCCAAAGATGTAAAAATAAATTACATTTACCCTAAACCACCTACTAGAAAAATTACCTGCTATGATGGGAAAAAATTTAAAGCATGGTTTGATTATATAAATGAATTAGTTGAAAATGAAGATGATGATATTAATCCCGAACATCTGCTAGAACAATGTAAAAGAATTCATAGTATTTTAGATAAAGAAGTAATTAAATATAAAGGAGATTATAGTAAATTATTTATATGCGGTTATTCACAAGGCGCCTGTGTAGCATTAGATACTAGTATATCATATCCTAAAAAAATAGGTGGTGTTATCGCTTTCAAAGGTCATATTAATTCGGATATAGATGGACATCGCAAATCAAAGCAAGACATATGGGCAACACATAGTAAAGGAGATGATACGATTGGATTTGAGGTAGCTGAAGAATATTATGATAAATATAGAAAATTAGGATATAATATAACTTTTTTTAAACAAGGACAAAAAGTGAATCATGATGCTAATTCAGGTGTCAAAGAACAATTAATATCATTAAAACCGTGGTTATTAGGTAAATTATAATTAAATAGATTCCTCAGCAACTATTACCCCCTGAACTGTAATTTCTTTATTTTTTCTTCTGTATTTTATTATTCTACTTATAGTACTTGGAAGTATAATTATAAAAAATAGGAAGGATATAGGTATTATTATTATAGGATCAAACATATATATATATCAATTTATAAATTAATATTTAAGTTACCTAAATAATTTAAAATAGATCTTCTACAATTATATCTGATATAGAGTTAAGTAGAAGAGTGATTTTCTTAGTTGAATTAGTATTTTCTATAATTCTATTAAGAAGATTAAATAAAGATTCTTGATTATGTGTTGTCATACTTTGTTTAAAGAATTCTGAGTTTATTTCGTCTAAAATAACCTTTTGTAGATAATATCGGAATTGTGCAGGTGAGGGTCCATGTTTATGACCATCATATATTCCTTTAAATGTTATATTCCCTAACCAATGATCATTATTATATTTACTATTTACGCGAGTATTGTGGTTCAGGAAAAATCCTGGTGATTTCCTTTCTACTTTTTTATTATCTTTAGTGGTAATTTTATCGTTCTGAATATAAACTTCCACTTTCATAAATTCAACTGATGGACGAAGCAGTTCAATCATAAATTTAGCAAAAGGTAAATCCAAATTTAGATCTAGAAAATCTGTGTATTTTTCAGGAGTTTTAGATTGAAACTTATCAATAATTTGGAGAATGTGTTTAATCCACATAATTTATTTTTATTTAATTAATTATTATTTATTACTAAATTCAAATTTATAAAAAAAAGTAATTGTTTTTTATCTATTTATTTTATATTGTTTTTCCGTTTATTTATTTTATATTGTTTTTTTGTTTTTATATGTTTTTTGTTTATATTGTTTTACATGCCATGGCAGTGGTAAGACCTGATAATTTCCTATCTGCTGCTTCAGTTTTTTCTGTTGCCATGCTGATTTTTTCTTCTAAAATCTGTTTTTCTTTTAATAGATTTTCCAGATCTCGCTTAACTTTTCTATTAGTCGCATTGTTTTTGGAGGCAGTAAGTAGCTTAGAAAGAACTGCTTTTCTGTAGGATTTGAGGTTTCGGCAAGATACAGGTGCTTCCAATGTATCTTGAATATAATGACTTAGATTTGTGCATAGGATTCCGCCGCGCCCCTGAGATATATTATATTCCAATATCTTTGCGTGTTGCTGCTTCAACCATATCTTGTCCTGTTTCGCCCAAGCATAAAAGTCATAGTACCTTGAAGGACCTTTGTATGCTGTAACACCGCATTCACGCAAACCTGTGAAATCTGCTGGAGAAACACAAGGACAGCGACTCAGTGTTGCAGTTAGATCATCGATCATACCGCCCCGGTTTTGCCAACCAGGTATTTCGGATGAAAGTTGACAAGGTTCATCAGGATTAGAAGTGATTCTGTACATATCCTTGTATGCCGAAGTGTGTATTGAATCGCTTGTTATTTTCAGTTTGTCATGCAGACTGCGTAAATAGAAGTTCTTCCAGACAAGGTTTGATCTGAATATTTCATTCAGATACCTTGACTGTAAACACAACTTGCCGAAATCCCCCATAGAGAGAAGTGGTGCAAGGATGTTAATAAAAGTTTCGTAAGGAATTTCCTCGAGCATTTCAATTATATTTTACTTGTTGATTTGCTGCTTTGATATGAAATAATTTACTTTAATATTTCAAATTTATTATATGAATAAAAAAAATTATATTACATTATTTTAATATAATTATGACCTGTTTTTTAGTAGAGTAAGAATAAAAGTATATTTTTCATGTAGTTCAGTTAGTTCCGCCCTTGATTCTTCTGCTCCATCTTTCAGTCCTTGTTTATAAGCATCCTCCACCTCTTCTTTAATTGGTATCTTTTCTGAAGAGCATACAGGACATGTTGTTTTTAACATACACTCCATACAGTAAATATGTTCACAATTTACATTACAAAATCCATAGTTCCCATTAATATTATTGAGACATACAGGACATACTGTAACTTCAGTCATATCTTTAGTAAGTTATTATAGTTATATGAATTTTTTTAAATATTAAATCAAATTTATAACAACATTCATAAAATAAATTTGAAATTATGTTTAGATAATTGTATAAATTCAAGTAAAGAACATATTCAGAATATACTAAAGAACATATTCAAGAACAATCCAACGAATAACAGACAAATTATGAACAATATCATGAACCTCATGCTTACTGTCACCTTCCTGTTCACAATGAACATCACTTCTGCAGAGGAACCCGAGGGTGACAAAGTTAAGATGCGGGATGTCGAAACACTCCTATTCAGGAAAGAAATTATGACAACCGGACGCAGGTCAAAACCTGTATCCCAGATGATATGTGAAGGACATCCTTGTAAAAAGAACGCACCTGATTCTATCTCATGTAAAAACATTGGATGGGATGGCAAGGATCCAATCTGGGATTGTACGACTTCTGAGATGAAGGATACTAAATTGAGCAAAATCGAAGTTCAGTGCGAAGGATACGAATACCCTGATGATCCGAATATTCTTGTGGGAAGTTGTGCTGTAATCTTTCAACTAAATTACAAGGATGAAGTAATCAACTCTCTTGATTGGTCCCGCACACGTCCTGACCGCAAAGATGAACCAGCACCATTAGTCGGATTAATGATTATGACCGGTATGGTTTGGGGTATGTATTCATGCTGCTCTGCATTGGACGAAGAAGGGGATCGGACACCATTTGTGGCAGGTGCTGCCGCGGGAGTTCTGGGTGCGTCCCTGTGTAATAGTAGTTCTTCTTATTGGGGCGGTGATAGTTCTTGGGGTGGAGGAGGTGGAAGTTCTTGGAGCAGTTCTACTAGTTGCGGAGGTACTTCTCGGCGCTAAATCATATAAAACTAAATAAATCAAAAAAAAATTTAAAACCAATAACCGAAAAAACAATATAAAAACCATCAAAAACTATAAAATATTTAAGGATTTCAATCCTTTTTTTAATATTTCTTCGATTACATTGACAGTCATAGAATTACCTATTAATATTTTCATTCTGTGATCAGATAATGATAATATTTTACCAGATGGATTAAATCCTTGTAACTTGAAGTATTCTTTTACAGATGCTTTTCTTTCCATAGGTACACACCACATATTAGGTTGTGCTGTTATACAAGGAGCCCATTTATCAGAATTTGGAAAATTAGCATTCCTGAAACCAGTATCTATAAATACAGCAGCCTCTGGAACATTATTAAATAATACTTTATTAGATTCTTTTTTTTCATTCTTAGATTTATTAGATTTATCTACAAAATCATTTATATTTAACATTGGAACTGATTCTGGGAAAGTATAATCACATTTTTTGTATTCATTTAATACACCTATTATATATAATCTATCTCTAGATTGTGGGATTCCTAATTCTTTAGAATTAATAACTTTATAATGAATAGAATATTTATTAATATCATTTAATCTTTTTAAAATATCATTAAAATATGATCCATTATTTAATGTGACTAATGTTTTAACATTTTCTAAGATGAAAAACTTCGGCGAGACAGTTTTTATTACTTTTATACAATCTTCAAATAAATTTAATCGTGGATCTACAGATGTTTTATATTTATTTGCTCTGCTATAGGGTTGACACGGAAATCCTGATACATAAATATCAATATATGGGATATCTTCAGGTTTTCTTTTAGTCATATCATTAAATAATATTTTAGGATTGTGATTTTTATTAATATATTCTGTGGCATATTCACTTATTTCAGATGAAAATTCATGTTCATAATTTAAATTATATTCATTACATATATTTTTGAGTGCTTCTATAGGTGCTTCAATCCCGGAACAATCTGTACCTATTTTTAACATTATATATAAGTATTTGAAAATAATTTTAAATATTTTATAAATTTGATTTACAACTTTAAAAAATATTTAAAATAATTTAATAATGAATTATCCTAAAAATTCTCGTACTGCTAGGGCTCTATACGATGCCAAAAAGAGCATGAAAGAAGCCGAGGAAAAAACGAAACAAGCAAATGAACTTTATGAAAAAGCATTACGCCGCGTCAAACTCAAAGATATTTTAGATGAATATAGTATTGATGAAATTCAGGATATTGTTGAAGAAAAGAAAGAAGATGAAAATGCATTACAAGAAGCAGAATTAGAAGATGATATTCAATTTGTCGATTGTGAGAATTCAACCGATGATGATATTGAAATTACAGATAGTTTAAGTCCTGTTCCTTCTGAAATATATGATGAAATTGTACCATTATTTACATATTTTGACAAAATATTTGTTCATAATGAGTGCGGTCAAGGACCCATACGGTGTAGAGAAATATTAACAGGTAAACTATTTCATGGCGTCGTTGAAAAAGATAGAGTATTCAAAGATGGAACCGTCAAATCCAGAGCACATGAACTACACTCTTTCTTCCAAAAAGTTAATGGCGGCACAGTATGGAATAAAAAATGGGATACAATTTTAGAAGGAACTCAATATTGCAACAATTGTAAATTAATTAAAGTAAACAAGAAAACAAGTTGGTACAAATGTCAAGGACATTAATAAGATATTAAATTTATTATATAATATATATATATGAATATACACCCATTATGGTTTATATGTATTTTTATTAGATTATCCTTATTATTAATTATTAGATATATTGTAAAACTAAATAAAAATAAATATGTAAGATATTTTTTATCATCTATTTTATTATTATTTGGAATAGGTTTTATGTATAAAGGGATAACTGGATCTAATAATGAAACACAAATAACTAAGGTATTTTGGCATGAAACTAGATATGTTCATGGAATATTATATATTTTATCTAGTATTTATTTATTCAATAATAATTTAAATATGTGTTCTTTGTTATTATTATCAGATTTATTATTTTCAATATCATATAGAGTATTCCTAAAAAAATAATCATCTAACATTCCATATTGATGAATAGTTAGATAATATTTTATTTTATTTTTTTGATTATTTATATTTTTATTCGTTTTTGATTTTTTCTACATATGTTTTTAGTTTTTCAATGCGAGATAACATTCCTTCATTCTTAATTTTTAATTTCCATTTATTCAATATTTCATAAACTTTCTCTTCATGAATTACTAAATATTCAAACCATTTCACTTTTATCTCTTTTTTCATTATTCTGATACTAATAGATTCAAAATCTTCTTCTAAACAATGATCATCTATACTATAAACCTTATTTCCATCAGTTATGAAATTTCTAGCACAATGATCATTTGCACCAATTACCAATCTTATCATAAAATTCTCAAACAAATCCATAAAATTGTCCTCATTTATATTATCAAAATTATAATTATTGTTTACACCATTATAGATATAAACATTTGTTTCTATTTTACTACTCTTCAACTCTTTTTTAGTAAAATCATAATCCAATAAGCTATCAGACTTCATCCAATTCTGTCCGAATAAATTTATGAATTCCACATTCAAATGATTCATATCTAATGCCTTCTTAACTATTTCAGATCTCATGATTTGTTTTCTCATTTTTATTTCTATAGGTCCTTTCAAGACATACTTTTTACCATCTTCTAAAGAAGTAGCGAAATATACTTGTGGTTTCCCTCTACTAGTAATCAGTTGTACTTGTACTACATCTTTAAATCCAGGAATTTTCTTTTCAAATGAACCACCAGCATCCTCAACATCTGTCTTTTCATTTTCTATATCTATTTCTATTTGTTCTTTCCATTTCTTATATAAGACCTTTGTTTTACCATTTCCCAGATTTTCTTCATCATCCAAATATACTTTCTTACATTCAGTAGCATACCTATCACCTTCTAATCCGTATATGTTTTCATTCACTACGAGTGAATTATCAAAGAAGAACTTATATCCACTAGTTCCTCCCGATACATGTTTATCTTTCACCCAGAAAGGTAACTCTACAAATTTCCTAGGTTCTAATAGTTCTATATCTAAAGAATACTCTTGATTTAGTTCTGGTCTCCTATTAAACATAATATATGCTGCCCATACTAAATTATTTCTTCCAGAAAATGAATATAATTTACAATATTTCTTTCCAATGTATTCACGAATACTCTTAAAATCTTCTCTGCGAACACATTCAGTCATTTTTACAGACTCAATCATTTCTTCTGATTTAGGAACAATCTTATTCATACTATAATGCAAAGCTAAACGAGATAACCAAGCAGTATCATGTGTCTTTTTCAATCTGCAACATATTGCCACATATTTAAATAAATCTTCATCAGAACATTCTACGATTTCATTACTTAATTCTATATGACCTATATCTTCATTCGTAATATAAACTAGTCTTTTTCTCAAAGAATTAGGTGTTCCTTCATTAAACAGTATTCTAGAATAATATAAACATTCTTCTTCCATTCCTCTTCTCATACATTTCTGAATAACAGAATATAACAATCCGATACTCCCTTCACTAGTCTGTTTTCTTAAGAATGCCATCAGTTCTTTGTTTATATATTTTAAATTTGAATTTTCAAATTTATTTTAAGAAGAATAATTTAAATATTATATATATTATATAATGTTAAAAGGAGGCGGAAAATGTTCAATATGTGGTTCTCCCGGAGTAACTAAAGCAAGTTGCCCTTTAAATCCTTCTGCTAAAAATCCTAAACCAGACAAGCACCCGATGGCGACATCATCCAAGAAAGATTCATCTAATAAGAACGACCCCCCTATAATTGAACCCCCGCAACCTGTCGCACCAAAACAAGATAATTCAGAAACATTATATGGAATAATTAATGATATAAAAGTGTCTTGTCCTGACCAAGAACTAAATTTAGATTTACTTAAAAAAAATATAAAGGATAAAAAACTGGTTGCCAAATCTTTAAAAAAACCAACGAAGGATTCCTCATTAAATGTTGAACCTGATCTAAATGTAGCACTACTTCAACAAGATGTAAAAAAACAAAAAGATAAAAAGTCCAAAAATAAAAAACCGGCACCCAAAAAACCTAAAAAAGGTAAATCCGTTATAAATCTTAAAGATTACCTTGTTCCAGGATACATTATGGAAGAAAAACTATTTAGTGTTACAGTAAAAAAACAATTATTATCAGATGAGGCAAATGCCATAGTTGTACTAGTTACAGATAACCGTGATGGAGGAAAAGAATATGTCCTTAAGGCTGAATTACAAGGAGGAGGAGAGCCGCAAATTCATAATGAAGTAAATATGATGAGTATGATAGCACGAGGTACTCATTATAATTCTACGATCATTCATATTAAAGATAAAGATATTACAGAAGGAGGTATACCTTTCTTGAAGGTATGGGGTATGGGCGGGTCGCCTCAGATTCACCATACTATAAGCAATGGCGGACCTAAAGTTCGCTGTCTTGTTGAGGAAAAATTAGATGAATCTTTAGCTCAATATGCTAAAAAGGGTCTAACTATTCCTCAAATAAAAGAAATGGCTCGTGAATATTTAAAAATTTTACAATATATTCATTCTAGAGGATTTGTTCATTCTGATATTAAACCGCCTAACTTAATGTTAAAACATGAAGGTGGAGATATCAAATATTATATCATAGATTTTGGAATAACTACTAGATATACCATCAAAGGTTTACAACATAGAGGTCAAGGTACCCCAGTGTATCAGTCAATATATTGTGAAGAAGTTACAGTTAATAAAGCAAAGAGATTCATATCTCGTTTGGAAGATGTAGAAGCACTGGGATACATATTATTAGAGTTATCTACTGGATCGTTGCCTTGGTCAGTGAAAGATTCACCAATAGGGAGTCGTCTGAAGTCTAAATTGGGAGCAGAAGAATATGCTGAAAAAATAAAGGATACTAATTTAAGAACTGCAGTTATTCAAATGGTATCAGCTCATAAAGGACACTTCTCTACAGAACCAGAATATAAAAAACTTATTAAATTATTACAATAAAATATCTGTATTACCCCACATTTAATAATTAATCAAATTATATGGTATTTCTTTTGAATTAAAATTTTTAATTATTTTCCCCATATCTAAAGGATCACCTTCTTTTTCTAATATTGTCAATTCAAATGTTTTGGTATTTCTTTCACAAAATTCTTCTATACCGTCCATTTCTTCACATAATTCCTCCATGATTCCTCGGTTCATTTCATCAAAATCTATATCATAATATTCACCTGTTTCTTTTGCTTCTTCTAATAGTTTATCATATGCATATAGCGATTTTTGAAAATCAGCCCAAAATTGTTTATCTTTTATATCGTCCATTACTGTATTTTCTTCTTCATACAAATCAATCCAAAATTGTTTATCTTTTATATCGTCCATTACTGTATTTTCTTCTTCATATTGTAATATTACTTTTGATTCTTGAATATTATTTTCAATAATATAATTAGTAGGTTTCATATCGGCAAATAAGAAAGGTTCCATCGGAATTGATACACAAATACTTGGCACCAATAATGTCAGATATTTCAAGATGTGCATGATATTCATAATATTCATAATGTTGTTTAATATTCTTATAAATATATTTCAAATTTACTATAAATTTGATTTAGATTATAGAGAACTTCCAAATATCTAATACAATGAACTTTATCATTTACATTCTATTTATTCTGGAGATTGTTTCACAAATTCACGGGTATAATTACGATAAATATAATGGGTTCAACGGTTATACAGGTAATACTGGGTCTTTGAATCATAATCCTCATATGCAGGACAAAATCAGATCCAGTTTTAAAAGGCGTAATATACTTGGTCAAAAGTCAGATAGTGGTAAAACAAAACACATACCATTTTATTCAAAATATAATAAAAGATATGGTAATTTAGATAGTAAAACACACTTCATAGAACCTACGAATGATCCTAAGGTAAATGAATACATATTAAATAAAAAACTTATAAGTGAACCTATTAAAATTGATGATGATGATCTAATCAGAGTTTTACCTGTAAAATATTATGATAAATATTCATTCAAAGATAATTGGGCTAATTCCTGGAAAGATTCAGATGTATGGTAAAAACCCACTAATACTAAATTTGAATAAATATAATAATATATATTTTTTTATAAATATGGTTGATATTATTAGAATACCTAATATTTCGAGGTACACACAAGAAATAATTAATGATGAATTAATACTTACTCCGAAAAAAATATGTATAGAAGAAGAAGATTTAAATAAATTATGTTTAAAATCTTCTAAGATAAATAATTGTACTGTTATATATAATGTTGATATTATATCTAATAAAAAAAGATACAGATCAATATTAAATGATATATGGAAATCTATGCCAACGCAAAAGATTTTACAAAACACAACATTCAATTGTAAATTGACTGATGAAAAAGGATTAAATGGATATGATTGGAGTAAAGATTTAAATATGTCTATTCAAGGCAAGGACGCCAATTTAACTATGATAGAACTTATTAAAATGGTTAAATTAAATAAATACGGTTTAGATATTTCTATAACATTAAAAGATGGTGAAATAATATATTTTAAAATAGAGTGATTAATCAATTCCTTTCATCTTCTTACACCATTGTGAAGGATCATTCTGATCAGGTGGTGAATTAATATATTCCCATATAAATACTCCTTTCATATCAGGATATGTTTTTTTAACTTTTTTGACTTCTTCTAATGATGTATTAAAATCATCATAATCTCCTCCTAACATACCGAATACTACTTTTTCAGGTGGATATCCATTTTTTATAATACTATCATATGTTTCTAATGTATATGAATTATAACATTGAGTATTAAACCATTTAATATATTTACCTTCTTTAGAATTATATAATTCTTTGTATGAAAATCCACCCATACTGGAACCATCTGTCATTAACGAATCTGCTACAGGCGCCATAGTTATAGTGAAGTCTTCTCCGAAATCTTTAATTAATGTATCAATTAATTTTTTTACATCATTGATATCCACACCTTCTTCGATATCCAAATCGATCCCTGTAATAATTTTATATTTTCTTAAAAGTTTGAATAATAACGGATAATATAAATCAAAATTAGTGAATAAAGCACCATAAGCACCGCCGGCACCACCAACCATTAATATAATTTCAACTCCTTGTTCATATACTTTTTGTAATTCTATCCATACATTATCAAATCTTGGTGAATCCGGATCATAATTATTCAAATGAATATATGGGTCATTTTTGTATGAGGAAAAATGAATAGAGGATAATATAATTGTATCAATATCTTGAATATGTGAATATAGTTTTTCTAATCCACAGAAACTTTGATAATAATAAATTGTTTTCATATTTATAGGTTATATTATAAATATAATATTTAAATAATAATTATCTTTATTCATTGAATAAATTTGAAAATGTTTATTTAGTTCATACAGATTAAAGTACTGATTTGAATATATTTTCAACCAGTAACATATACACCACACCCACATACTCATAGAATATCTGAATACAGAACACGAAAACATGTCTTCTAAATATACTTTCTATGAACAGCAGATTGAGATGTCCAACCGGATCTTAAGTGCTTTTACATCAGGCGAGGGAGAACTCTACGGAATTCTTCTTGCTCAGATGCAAAGTGGAAAATCTGGAACGTATTTCCACCTTGCTCTTGAATCCATTCACCGTGGGTTCTTTGAGAAAGTGTATATCATATGTGGAAGTCGTGATACGGCACTTCGGGAACAGACAAAAGATGGACTATCATCTGCCATAAAGAAATTCATCTCTGATAAAAAACTAGATTTTGATGATGGATTCGTGATGATGGAGAATCTTCAGAAATCCATTCAAGTCTACTGGAATCAGGAACTCAAGGATGTTACCATCTATGACAAGTGTCTTATCATCAATGATGAGTCTCACACTGCTCAGAGCAAGTGTAATATTCCATTTAAAGAATTCTGGAAGAAAAATAAATTGGCCGCGTGCCTCCATGGTGACTTTTCTGCTCTGCGTATTAGAGATATCCGGGTCCTGTCCGTCTCGGCTACTTCATTCTCGGAGTGTGTGGAGAACCAAAAGGTATCAATCGGCATGGACATCCAGGAAGGTACTCACCTCTCAACCAAGAATGTGTTCATTATGGATCCCGGACCAACCTATATGGGTGTTTCTAACTTTCTTAGCAGTGGAAATATCCATTTCGAATCCGAACCAATCTCTGAGAAGACAAATGGTGATCATCTCTGTTCCGTTCTCTTGAATGAAAAGTATGCGAAAAAGTATTGTCTCGTCCGTACAGCCAGAGCCACTCTTGATGCGGATCTTGTCAAATCTATAGCAGATCGCTCTGGAGTTATCTACAAGGAAGTATACGGTGATAAGATCAAAGATTCACTAGGGTTTCTATCAAATGCTCCTCGCCATACTACACTCGTACATATCTGTGGTATCGCGCGGATGGGTCAAGAATTGGACAAGACTCATATTGGTTTTGTCTATGAACAGTCTAAGGATCCTGCTATTGACACTCTCCTACAGGGTCTGTTGGGGAGGGCATGCGGACACAATACCAATCCAGATGTGGACATCTTTATCTCTTCCAAAAGAGAACGTGAAGTTCGTGATTACGGCGCGGCGGTAAACCTCTCAGAAACAGAGTGCTTGACAGCATTTGCTAAAATCCGACCCGCTCTCAATGTAAAAGCAAGTGCAGGACGAAAGCACACGTCCGGGGATACAATAATTGATGACTCCGGTAAATTTTGGCGTAAGATGATCCCTCTCAAGTTCCCCTACTCATTACTGGGAGAGGTGGTTGACAAAATAACTCATAAGCATTTATTAATTATCTTCAAGGAACATCCTGAACTTATCGAAGGCAACCCAGACAAGCAGTTCATTATGGAAGAGTTAGAAAAACGCCTTTATAGTAAATGTGTCGCTAACCGTGACTTGGGCAAACCAGCATACAAGGAGCGCGGGACAGCAATAAACCTTGATGCGGCAATCTCAAAAGGTGAACGCAGTACTGACTGGTTCACAAATGTTGTGTGCGACCACAAAACACCTGATGTTGTACCGTTCACTGTATTACAATCTGAGGACCGACCAGAAGTCTACTTCATTGGATTCTCTCCAAATGAAAAAATGACGCAGACTCTGTGGAAGAACCAACTGGGAATGAATAATACACTCAAGAAGTGTAACTACAATCCGGCATATGTGGTGGTAACCGAATCCGGTAAAAAAATTCATAATGTAAATGGTGGTCAACTAATAGTGTTCCCCAAAGAAACTGCTGAAAACGATGTTCTTTTCCATGAAGAATTAAGCAAGGCAGTACAGAGGTCCAAAGAAAACCCACTCGTACAATGCGAAGTTACTTCGATATACTGTAACGGAGCAAAAGAGTTCAAAGGTATACGTCTATGCAATCGAGTATTTGATCAAGGTAAAATTGATGACATTACTAAGAAAATTGAGACGGAGTATTCTATTAAAATTAAGTATACAAAAACCCGTGGTCGTCAACCGACAGGATATTACCAATTCTCTTCTATCTCTTGGTAATTATATATGTTGAAAAAAACCAAAAAAAACCAAAGAAACCAAAAAAACCAAAAAAACCAAAAAACCAAAAACCAAAAAACAAAACAAAAAGGAAAAACAAAAAGGAAAAACAAAAAGGAATAACAAAACTTTTTTTTATAATTATATTATATATGTATCTTACATTGAGTAAATGGTTAAGTTTATTTAAATGTAATAATGTAACTTATGCTGAATTTATAAAGAAATTGAGGATGAAGCGGGGCAATGGTATAATAGTGTATGTAAAAGATACTGATAAAAAGGTATCAACTAAATTCTTTAAAATATTATATAAATCGATAGTTTCAGATAAGGTATCATATCTAACTAATTTTTTCAATAGAAATCTATTAATCAAAGATGTTAATTTTTCATTATGTGTAGATAATAATAAATTTACAGAAAATAAAAATGTCGTAAGGAATTTATATTATAAGGAAATATTACAGGATACTGGAACTTCTCAACCAAATTTGAGGACATATTTAGAAGTATTAATAGATTTATTTAAATATCACATATTGGATTATAAATTATTAACTCCATCAGGGATGTCCATGATCGAAAATAAAAAATTACCATCCATATTATCAGGGTTTTACTTTAAAGCTTCCATTATGAATCCTATAGTTCCATATTCATTATCTAAATTATATGATTATAATTTCAAGGTATTAACACCAACACTTGGATGGAGTTCATATTTATTGGGAATGATGAAAAATGAATATTTGAATACTTATGTTGGTATAGATGTTATTAAAAAAGTATGTGATAATACTGTTAAAATTTGTAAACAAAATAGTACTAAATGTGATATATATTGTAAACCTAGTGAAGATTTATACACTGATATGAAATTTATGAACAAATATAAATCAGATATAGATTTTGTATTTTTTTCACCACCATATTATGAATTAGAATTATATAAAGGTAATGAACAATCCACAAATAGATATAAAAGTTATGGAGAATGGTTAGAAAAATATTGGAGAATTACTATGAAATTATGTTATGAATGTTTAAAAAATAATAGATTTATGATGTATATAATATCAGGATATAATGATAAAGGTAAATATGTTAATCTTGAAAGAGATATGAATAAAATAACAAAAGAAATAGGTTTTAATTATATTAGCAAATTAAAAATGAAAGGATCTAATGTAGGTATAACTTCTCACAGGACTGTTAATGAACAAATCTTTATATTTTCGAAAGGTACAATTGAAAAAAAAATATTAAATAGACATATTAATAAATTAAAATGTGAAAGAACAAAAACCAAAAACAAAAAAACAAAAAAGAAATAATAATAATATTTTTTTATAATAATTTAATATGCCTACAGAAATTATTTCAGGATTATGGTTTGGAGATATTGATTCATTAAAAAATCCCAATTTTTTTACAGATAATGATATAAATATTATTATAAATTTAACAGATTGTAATTTTAAAATAGATAAAAAAGTTTCATATATCAATGTACCATTATCAACATATAATATTTATTCAATGAAAAATGTTATAGGAAAAATAACAGAGAACATTCATAATAATATTGAATTAAATAATATTTATGTATATTGTTTGAATGGGATAACAATCTCTCCATTAGTATGTTCATTATATTTATTAAAATATGGTAAATTAAATAAATATGATATACCGCCAATATTGAAATCTAAAAATGATCAAGTATTAATTAATATCGATGAATACGATAATTTAATATGATAAACACATTTGGGGGTATAACAAGTTAATTAATTATTAAAATAATATGTATATATATTATATAGAATGTCTGGGTCTGGAAATCAAATACAACTTGTAGCAAGAGGTAATATTGATGCTTCTCTTACTGGTAATCCTTCGATTACTTTCTTTAAATCAGTATACAGAAAACATACTAATTTCTCTATGGAGGATATGGTTGTAGATACAATAATCCTGCCGCTAGCAGGTAATAAATATCCTGTGAAAATTCCAACAGGTACAGGTGATTTATTATATGGTACAAATTATATATTAAAGGGGAATAAAACATATTGCGGTAATGGTGTAGGAAATGTTTCTACGGCTGTTATAGATAATATTTCTTTTGTTATTAATTCCAGGGAAATTGATAAAACATATGGTCATTATCTAGAAGTATATCATGAATTAAATCAAGAAAATCCAAATTCAACTGTTGCTAGTTTGGGTAGGATTGAAGATTCATCTCTATACCACATAGCACATATCGAGAACGCGAGTTCGACTTTTCCCAACTCGTCGATGGTACAACCAACTAATATTATGCATTCATTAGGCTATCCCCCAACGCATTTTCAGAGAATGTCTAAATGTGGTGGTACTTATTGCCGACCCTACCCAGATGTAGATATATTAGGCGAGTGTACTGTACCTCTACATTTTTGGTATTGTAAATCACCTGGTTCAGCAATACCATTATGTGCTTTACACAAAAGCACATCTGTAGAATTATATGTACAATTTTCTGGGAAAGGAGATGCGAATTGGTCGCAGGAGCAGATCGACAACCCCCTAACATATGACACGACTGCTACAGGTTCCCTATCCCCGGAAGACCAGGTAATGAATATATATGATAAAGACAACCTAAATCCTATTTTGGACAACACGAGCGGTAAATTTAGTTTTAATGTAGATATTTCAGTTACATATATATATTTAGATAATATGGAAAGAAAAAGATTTTCTCAAAGTTCTCACGAATATTTAATAGAACAATTACAATTTCAATATGAAAATGGTCAAACCAATAAGGATATAGATATTTCTTCTTTTCAGCACCCGGTAAAAGAATTAATATGGACTGGGCAATCATATTTAAGTTCCAATATAAAAAGTGCCACCGATGGCACCGGGTCCGATGCGGAAAGCACCGAAAGCACCTACAACCCCCTAAATAATGGTACGTATGCCCATAAATCAGGAGTGAGGTGGGTTTTTGGTAATACAACTGGTGATAATTGTTTATATGGCGGGGGGATCAATGGTGCTGGTCAATTATTTGGAGGGGTGACCCCTACCGATAGCGCAGGATCGAACTCTCACGGAGATGGTAAATTTGTACAAGGACTGCTGGGACCCAGCACACCCGATTGCCTTGATTATGTAACATATAAATTAAAATTTAATTCAACTGATAGATGTCAACCCAGACCATTACAATATTTTACTAGAGAAAATGTTTATAAATACCATAAGGGTGGGTGTATATCTGTTCCAGATAGTATAGCAGTATATTCATTTGCACTAAATCCTACAGATACCTCTCCTAGTGGCACGTGTAATTTCTCTAATATTGATGATATTAAAATTGAAAGAGGCGCCAGTGGCGCGGGTGATCATACGGCAAAATATAAAAAAATAAATATTTATGCTATAAATTACAATATTTTGAGAATAGTTAATGGTAAAGCTGGTATATCTTATTTTTAGTTATAGTTTTGTAAATAAAATAAATTATAAATATATATGTCAAGTTGTTCTTCTATTATTCTTAAAAATAATGAAAATGTTACATTTGTTTCAAATCCAAGTATAACATACTTTAAAAGTGTTTATAGAAAACATACTAAATTCAGTATTGATTATAAAGAAGAATTTCCCGACGGGAATAATAGTTTTGACCTTAAAACGTTGGCAGAAATAAAAATACCTTTCCATTATACTGCTGATTTATTATGTGATATATCACTCAAAGTACAGTTTAAGGTGCCGGGTGCCTTGTTCCGCCCTCCAGATGATATAGCATTACATTTAATCAAGGATATAACATTTAATTTACAGGGACACATTAATGAATTCGATAAATTAGATAAAGAATATATAAACTTCAATGCCATGTTAAATAATCATAATTCGTCGAAGGCAACTTATACTTTAACGCCGACCGGTAAATTGACTTGTAATAATGGAAATAATTTTCAAAATATGGCATTGTGTGGAGGGATTGGAGGGGAATGGGGGGGGAGGGCGCTTGATGCGGATACTGCAATTGGTGGTCTAGATAATATTAAAAGCATGGATGCTATTATACCTTTGCCATTCGCGTTTTCTAAATCCATAGGAACGGCTATTCCACTATGTGCTTTCAATCAGACAACAACTACACCCCAAATTGTTATTACCGCTGTACCCTTGGATCGCATTGATTTCGGACAGGGGTCGCACAAAGAAGAAATAATGGGGTCTTTTACATATTCTGCTATATCTAAATATATATTTTTATCTAATGAAGAAATTACAAGATTTAAAACCACAAGGTCAGAATATTTATATGAAAGAGTTAATAGTTTTATAACAAAAAAGACAACTGGTGGTCCAATAAATATTTCTAGATTAAATAAAAAAAACCCAATAAAACAAATTTTTATACATGTGGGAAGTGATGATGAGGACAAGGAGATTCTACATACACTTGAATATAATATGTCTATAAATAATGAGGGAATGTTTTCAGAAAATTTTAGTCACGAATTCTTCTCCAAAGTAGAAATATTAAATAAATTTAAAGGATATATTTCTCAATATACACGCAGTTTATCTATAGGTATAATAGATTTTTCTTTGAAAAATACACAAGGTCCTTCTGGGTGTGTTAGTCCAAGTGATAATAATATAATCTTGAATATAAAAAAAAGTTCATCTGGAAAATCCTTTGATATCACTATATATACAGTATGTTATTATATATTACGTATATCTGATGGAGAATTAACTCACGTGTTTAATTAACCTTTTTTTTTTATATAATAATTGTATATATATTATATGGGGAGCGGAACTATAGGGACTATTAGTTTGATTACACAAACCGGTGAATTCGAGCGTAAATATTTTATAAGTAATCCTGATATTACTTTTTTTAAAAGTGTATACAGAAAACATACAAATTTCAGCAAATATTTAATACGTAAGAGGCCCGACCTCATTGAAAATAGTGCCACTGGTACCACGGTTCACCACTCTATCCAAACCGGATCCGATGATTTATTATCAAAAGTTTATCTTGAAAATAAACTTACATTTACAAGAGTTGGAGCGGAGGGAAACACAGTTATATTCGCAAATTTGGGGTCAAATCTTCTAGACCCCCTATCAGACGATAGTTTATCAATAGATATAGGTAGTAATAAAGGGGTATTCAAATCGAATGGGTTATTCCAAGAAGTAAGGGGTGAGTTGGAAAACCAAATAACACTAGGCGGGTACCAAGGTACTATAACGGGTGCCCCAGAATTGCAATTAGACAAAAATATTATATCTTGTAAAAATGGATCTCATTATAATTATACTACATTATCTGGTGGAGTTAGGGGTATGACTTTGACCGAGGATAACTTCGCTGCCGCACCCACCAAGAATGTCATCGAGACTGAATATTTCTATACAATACCTGAATTTAGTTTTATGAAAGATTATGGTTTGGCCCTACCTTTATTATCTTTAAGAAATGAACCTATTACTTTTAATGTCAAATATCAAACGTTTGATAAAGTATTCACCGCCCCCCATAATATAAAATGTGATCTTGAATCTAATTTTATACAAGAATTAATACATTTAGATAATGATGAAAAAAGTAGATTTTTAACTAGTCAGTTAACGTATTTGACAGAGAGTATATTCCATATCAAAATAAATGAGAAAGAAGTTGACATTTCCAGTACATTTAAATTATGCAAATATTTATTTTTAGTAGGGTGGGCGGAAGACCGCGCGCCGTTGAGCGAGACGACATCACCTACTACACTGCAGTCTGCAGTTTTTGACGGATTAAATATTAATTTGGGTGGTAATCTTCTATATCCTGGAGGTGCTGTATTACCAGCATCAATTTTTACAAAACTGAATATTAATAAATATTTTATTGGATGTGGACGTGATCTGCAGGTTACCGGTGCAAAATCTTATGGGCAATTAGACAGCATTGCTATGATTCCATTTTCGATTGAACCTACTAATTTTACTCAACCATCCGGATGTGTTTCTACATTGGGAAATTCTAATAGGATACAATTAACCCTCACGTCCTCTGATACCACCATTTCACTTATGTTATTTGCAATAAATTATGGTATTTTACAAATATCTGACGGAAAGGCTCAATTACAATATTCTTAAATGTATTTATGTACTAATTTGTTAACAAAGAAAAATATCACAGCGGCCACAAATGTTTTTAACAATATATATATGTTATTATTTTCTATAGATAATGCATCACATATTAAAGTATTCACTTGTGTTAAATTTAGTAACATAAATATTGCAAAAAATATAATTGAACTTTTAAATTCATCTAATAATGTTGTATTATCACAAATATTTTTATTACCGTGCTGATCTCCCGCATCCATTCTAATTTTCCCTTGACCTTGGGTTTTTTCAATTTCCATTTGTTTTCTCAACATTTGCTCATGTATTTGTTGCTGTTTAACTCTTTCCATCTGTTGTTGTTGTTGTTGTTGTTGTTGTTGTTGTTGTTGTTGTTGTTGTTGTTGTTGTTGTTGTTGTTGTTGTTGTTGAGCATTCACCATTTGCTCTTTATCTGAATTTATTTCATTTAAAATCGAATTGACAACATCATCATCTTCATTCATATTTGAATTTTGACCACCGCCTCTCATTAATTCCTCTATTGATGTTCCACCACGATTTTCCATTTTATAATTTAATTATTCATTAAAAAATTTTAATTTAAACTAATTAATTTAAACTAACTATAACTAAATCATTATCAAACTTACCATATAAGAAACATCCCATTATAATACCTATTAATATTGATATAAAATATTTTAAATATTCTTTCATATATATATTTATATTACATTTTTATTACAATATTTTCTTCAATATTTTTGTCTGTAACATATTTTATAAATATAGTTAATGATAAAGCAATTAATAATACTTTTGTATTGATAATATTATTTAAGTCTAATTTCATTTATATATATTACATATAAAAAATAATGGCAGACATGGATAATATTCTTGATTTATTCGATTGTAATGATAATAATAATGATTCTGATATACCTATAAATGAGAATTATTTTATCGCTGAAATACTAAAACTTATAAAAGAAAGTAATGATTTCCCATTATATATTTATGTAATGATTAAATCATTATTACAAAAAAAAGAATTATTAAATAAAAATCAGATTAAAGAAATTATAGATATATTAGGAGTGAAACCTGAAATTAAAGAAGTTATTAAATATAAAGAAAAAATTGTTTATAAAGAAAGAAAGGGAAGGGTTTATGAAGGGGATGATTATTAAATATAATAAAAAATAAATTTGATTTAAAAATAAAATAGTACACATATCAAAAACATGTCAGACATTTCTGAAATTCAAGGTGTACTTAGCGAAATGGTTTCTCGGACTGCAATTGAGAATATTGATTGTATTAGAGGTGAAGAAAAACCTGAAATAATTGGTAATTTTCTTAAAGAATATTTAAATATTGATCAAGATATAACTGTAACTGAATATGCAAATTTTTCGACTAAATATAAAATAAAAATATATGGTATAGATATTTTATATACAATATGTGATTCGGCTGGTTCAAGCCCAGATTGGATTATATATATGAAAGAAGGAAAACATATTTTCTGTGAAGATACTAAAGCAGGATTATGCGGATCTGGAAATAATGCTCAATTTCAAAGATTTACTAAATTTGTACTCGAAATAATTAATAATAATAATTATAATTTAGTATATTATTTAGATAATAGTGAAGATGAATCATCTCTTAATAAAAGATTCAAGGGTCAAACCATGGTAGCATTTAAATGTTGGAAATTGTTTGGTATTGATTTAAAAAGTAATAATCCTGTATTACAAAGAATATTAGATAATGTTACACCTTATAAAGAAATTCATGAATTTATAGAAGATTGGAATAAGAATTCAAAAAAATGTAAAATTATATTAGAAAAAAATTATGTATATTTAAAAGGTTTTAATATATTAAAAAATGGTACTATTTCAAATGACCCGGAGATAGGAAAAATATTATTAGTCATTATGACAATATGTAATCTAAGTTTATATGATATTATAATAGATAAAGAGAGAATTACAAGTGATATTATTAGTAAGTCTGATAATAAATTTATAAAAATAATTAATTCTATTAATAATAATGTAAGGGAAATTGCATTTAACGATATTTGTTATAATGTATGTGAATATAAATATAATGACTATTTTCATAAGGATAGTACTTCTGAAAAAATAGTTTCTATCTGGGAAGAAGTCCATAGAAAAAATCACAATATAGGTATAGTTTGTTTTACAAATCATGCACGTGGATCTTTAGAACATTTAACTATTAACGGTGTAGATCAAGGTAGTACCCCTAATAAGGTATATACACCTGATTTAATTTGGGTAGATGACGATACTGAAACCAATTATTTTGTAGAAGCAGAAAAGTATGAAAATTTTGGTAAGAAAGGTAGTGGATTAGATCAAATCAATTCTTGGAAATCTGGTCCAAAGTCAGAAAATACACAAAAACATTTTAAAGAAAAATTTAAAGGTACGCCTTATGAAGATTATTCACACAGAGCATATATTACATTATATATTCAAGATATTGATGATGCAGTTGATATAAAAGATATGAAACATGTAAAATATATATTAGATAGTAAAGGAAAATTAAGAACAAATGATAATGTAGAATATTTAGATCTTAATAGTTCATAATTATGACTTCATTTTCTGCTGATTTGCCTCTATTAGTTTTATCTCCTGATAATGTTCGTGCAACTGCCAATGTATGTATTTTAAAATGATCTTCTTTAAAATTATTTTTTATATAATCTGAATTAGAATTACTCATCATAAATTTGGCACCTTTTTTATGAATATTATGGCACAATTTAATCAATCTATCATGATCTGATTGACCGAAACCTTCTGGTGTGTAATCAGTGAATGAATTTTCTTTTAATGGATAATATGGTGGATCAATATATACAAAATCACCTTCTTTAATTTTACTATATGACGATTCGAAATCGGCATTAATGATTTTTATATTTTTATTAGATAAATATTTTGCCATACTATTTATATTTTCTTCGGTCGGCATATTGATATTTTTTCTATTGCCAATAGGGATATTATAATTACCAGTGTTTGCGTTCTGTCTCCATCCACCACAATAACATGTTCTCATGATAAATATGAATAATACAACCTGTTTTATTGTAGTTGGATTATTTATATTAATATTGAATTCGTCCCTTTTTTTATAATAATATATATCTCTTGGATCACCTTTATTTTCAAAATCTGGTAAATTATTCCATTCGTCTTGTATTGTTTTCAGCTGTTTAATTAGACTTGTAGTGTTGTTTTTGGTTTTTTGGAATGCATTACATATATTAGAATTTAATTCATATGCAAATGCTATTTTAGGTTGAAATCCTAATAAAACAGATCCTGACCCTAAGAATAATTCATAATATACATTATATTCTTTAGGAAATAATGGTAATATTACATTTAATAATCTTGATTTACCTCCAACCCAATGAGCCAACGGTTTAATTACTTGAGTAATATCCTGTTCTTCATTTAATATTTGAACAGGTTCATTTGGAATTATATCGTCTATCGTAGCTATAATATTACCTCCATTATTATACTCAATGACAGACTCAGTTATTTCGTCCCAATTAGTAAGAGAAGATATAGAATCAGTTGGTGTGATCGATTCTGTGAATTCTGGTTTTATAAATGAAGGATTATATTTAAATATATTATCATAATATCCTTTATCTATTTCCGAACCTATAAATTTACGATTAGTATTATGACAAGCGGTAGCAGTGGTCCCACCACCCAAAAATGTATCACAAACTAAATCACCTTCGTTTGTATGTTTTTTTATAATATCTTCAAATAATGGAATCGATTTTTGTGTTGGATGAAATCTAAACTTATTAGGAGGAATAGGATATTCATAAATTCCTTTATCATACTTATTATTAAAAGTAGGTTTTTTATCTTTACAAGCAGTCAAAGCAATCTCACGAGCATTTGTTAGATAATTTGTGCTACTATTTAGTGGTTTGGGATTTTTTTTGATCCATTCAATAAACCTTATTTGTTTATACTTATATTTTTCTAATAAGTCGTTCAATAATGTAATTTTTTTCCAATCAAACCATATTATAATTGTCCCGCCTGATTTAAGTTTTTTATAATATAATTTTATAAATTCTTCAAGTTTATCCATTGTAAAATCATGATCCCAATTTCCAAACTCATGATTAGTTTTAAATGCTTTGCCGTATTTTGTTCCATATTTAATATATTTCCATTTATCTTCATCCGTTTGAATATTATTTTTAGATTTATATTCTACCCATTCTTCTTCCGTTTTTTCATTTACATTATTTTCATCATTATATTTAACAACATCATTTAATTTATTCATACCTGTTTCTTTACTAATAATATAAGGGGGATCAATTAGTGCTAAATTTAATGAATTATCTTCTATATTTTCAGATAATAATTCTAAACCACATTTATTATATATTTTTGAATAGCAGTCACTCATTTATATTTATTGTAATTTACTTTTTAAATTGTTTCAAATTTTAAATTTGATTATTATACAACATTAATATTTAAAATTAATTTACAATAAATATAAAGTATGCAATCTTTCGGAATTGATCAAGAAGGTCTTGCACTTGCTCTGGCAAATGACAATTGTATTAGTGATTTGGCATGCATCATGGAATTTTTAGATAATTCACTAAAGGCACAAAGTGATAACATTAGTATAATTAATAATGATAACATATTTATCATTCGTGATAATGGTGAAGGTTTTAATAAAAATAAAATAAAAGATATTTTAACACAATATAAACGCCAAGGTATTGAAAATAAAGAATCTTTGTCACATTTTGGTATAGGATTAAAAGCATCATTATATTGTAAGTTAAAAAATGAAAAAAGTTTCGGGTTTATTATTTCTGTTACGGAAACAACTAGAGGCCCTCAACCAACAATTATTTATTTAAAATATATTAATAATCTTATTAAATATAATACAATTGAATTACCTTTACCAACGGCACAAAAATTAACAGTTTTTATAAATAGAGGTACAATTATTTATCTAGAAAAAGTATCAAATATTATATTTGATCCAGAAAATGATGATGAAGAAATCATATTAGATTATCTTGAAAAATTTATAGATAATAATATATTTGATAATTCATTTAATGAAGAACAAGAAACTTTATATAATGATTTATGTAAATTATATGCTCCAGTGTTAGAAGATAAATTAAATATTACTTTTAATAATAAAAAATGTGAATCAATACATTTTATTAAAGAAACAGATCAATTAGTATTTAATCTAGATTTATATATTAAAAAAACTGATACAGAACATATATTAATATTAAAAGATTATGATTTTCAATATTCATTAGATGGAAAATTTAAAGAAAAATCTAATAATTTAAGCGAATATGATTTTGATAATGACTCTACTATAATTAAATTAGGTAATTTAGAATTTTATAATTCAACTTCAGATAGTGAACTTAAAAGAGTTCAAATTAATATTCCCGGACAACGAATTATTCAAAGAAATATGTTTCCAAAAAACATTAAGAGTATATGCGCACATACTCATTTTCATATGAGAATTGTATTAAATGTAGAGAATCTAGATTATATGAAAGAGTATTTATTATTACAACAAAAATTACCAAATAATCATATGGCTGTAACTGATTTAGTTAATAAATATGAAGGATTAACTCGGGCTGTTGTAAAGATATGTATTAATGATACTATATTAGAAAATTTTGGTTGGTATATTCATAAAGAGGGTTTTAAAACTCATAAACATATGAAATTATGTGACAAACCTGCACCACCCTGTCCAGGGGGGGGCGGCCCTGATCCATATCCAGGAGGGGGATCAGATATAACTTCTGAATCAAGTGATTCAGGTAATGAATCTAAACCAAAACCAGTTAAAAGAAAACAGAAAAATCGTGGTGTGACTCTAAAACCTGGAGGATATTTATATTTATTAACATTAAAAGATTCTGCTGATTGGAAAACACCTGACGGAAAAACTATTTATAAATTTGGCAAAGCTACCAATTTAAAAGAAAGAATTAATCATCACCAACATAATCATCCAACTAAAGAAATTGATGTAATTTATAATGTTAAAACTAAATTTGAATTAGATAAAAAAGAAACTGAAATTATAACATTATTTCAACAGAAACAATATTTATATAATACTAATTCTACTTCAACCACTGAATTTATTTGCTGTGATAATATAATAGAAGTTATTTCAATTATTAATTCGGTTGTTCCTGATAATTAAATATGGCACCATACCTTGCACAAAAATATATTGGAATTTGGTTGAAAAATCATGATAAAAAAGTCAAAAAGGAAACTGAAGAAAATGGAGAATATGTTCATCCACCATTTAAATATAATAATAATGAAGAAGTTGAGTCTGTTTTTACAACAAGTTATGCAGTGAGAAGTGAAAATAATGGGAAATATAAAACAAATGTATATGAGGACTATGGAATAATTATTGTACCATTTGTTATTAATAAATATGGTGATAACAAATATAATAAGAAATTCTTAAAAAAAATGACAAAAAAAGATTTAATACTATTTGTTGGGGATGGTTGGGATAAAACCCATTTTAAAGGCCGATTATATAATGTAAAATTATTAGGGAAAGCAGACGAATACTCTGGTGATTATTTTAAATTTAAAATTAACGAAAAAATACAAGATTATATTTATAAGGGTAAATCATATAATGGACGTGGATATTAATCAAAATAAACATGCTTGTTGATAAACAGGTACTTCCTTATCTTTCTTAGATTTATAATTTCTCTTTTTATATTCTTCTTTTTCTACATTATCATTTTCATATAATTCATATTTCTTTTTTTTATATAAACTTATTCTTTTCAATGACTGTTTTTCAAAACAAGGTATATTCTCATCTATTATATCACATATTAATTTATGATGTTCACCATATTTCCGAAAAATTCGTCCCACTGCCTGCTCTACTGATCCCACAGGACTGGATAATATCACTGTATCTAATGAAGGTATGTCTGCACCTTCCGAAAAGAACGAATATGTCCCTAAAATAACTCGTAAAGTAGCATTATGTTCTAATACTTCTGGATGAATTCCACCTATATATAAACCTGATACTTCTGATTTATAATGTTCATTTATAGTTCCCATCATATCTATTAAATGCTGTCTTCTTTCACTTAAAATTAATATTGTTCTTCCTTCATCGAAATATTTATATAAATAATTTAATACCATATCTGTTCTGGGTTTATATTCACAGATTTGATTAACCATCTTTGGCCGACAAATTGTGCCGTTGAATATAGTTTGTTTTTTGATATATTTAGGATCATCACATACATATTTAATTAATCTGGTTTCTACTTTATGTTCATTAATTTCATCAGGTGATTCATATACCACATCCCCTATATAATATTTAAATACATAATCTGTGCCATCATTTCTTTTAATGGTCGCTGATAAACCTAAAATATATTTAGGGGATACTTTTTTCATTGCTTTTGAAAAAACCTCTGCAGATAAATGGTGTGCTTCGTCGAAAATTGCAAATCCAAATGGTTTAAATAAGTCGGGCGGATACTCCTTCATCGAAAGGCTTTGTAACATTGCTAATACTATATCTTTCCCTTCTACATCAATAGTTTTACCCTGAATATATCCAACTTTCGCATCAGGTATAAACTGATGCACCCTTTCCGTCCACTGATCTAATAGGAACGATTTATGACAAACAACAATTGTTTTCTTTTTAAGTTGACATGCGATATTGAGTCCTAATACTGTTTTGCCACCCCCACATTTTAAAGAAATCATACCCGCCCCTCTAGTCTTAGCAGTTTCTAAATAAGCATCTCGAATGGGTTTCTGAATTTCTCTTAAATCTCCATTAAAATTAATATTAATATCCTCTCCATCTGGTAATTTATCTTTAACGGGCGGACCAAAATTATCTATTCCATAAAATCTCGGCAAATAAAATGCTTTAGGAGATTCAGAAAGTATATTGAACTTCTTATCTTTATTTTGACCACCCTTTATTGGGTCATAGACATAGGGTAATATCATCATATCTTTTTTAATTTTATTACATTGTTCAGGTGTCAGATTTTTTTTTAAAACTTTATATCCATAACTAGTTAAGGATGTTTCCATTTATTATCTATATTAATATGTGATTTATATTTAAATATCATTTTTGGTAAAACTATGTGTTGGTTTAATATAATGTCTTTTTCTCGTATGTTTTATTTTCCGTTGTTTCTTAGAATACTTATTTCTAGATCGGGTGTTAACTGATTTCATGGGGGCGCGTTTTGTACGCTGACGCCGTCCCGTAGAAGTTTTTCGTTTTTTTTTTTGGTATTTTTTAGCACCAAACAAATTACCAAATGACCTTCGAAGTCGCTGTGTTAGTGATGATTTTTTTTGAGGAATTTCTATATTATCTTGATATTGAGGTTGATATTGAGGTTGTGATTCGGTTGGTATTTGGTTCATAAGTAGTTCATTATCTATGACATCCCCATCACCTATCGAATCCCTTGATACAGGTGAATCAACAGACGTTGCCGGTTCAGAACCACTATCATATTGCATATCATCTAATTGAACATCCGGAGCATTTTCTCCCTCGCAGAGTTTCCCAAAATCTATAGAATTCTCGAAAAGTTGCGTCGGGCGGTTTTTTTTATCATATCCATCATATGAACAAAATTTTTCTAGATCTTCTTTATTGCTTCGTGGACTAATGGTTGATATATTATTACCAATATTATCCCCTTCTGGAAAACTTAATATTATACTATTTTTCAATATTTCAGTGTCATCATCCCCGGTAAAATAAGTCCCTGACATATTATCAATATATATCTCAAAACTATCTTCTACTTTTTTAAATACCATTATACCAGCACTGCATATGTTTTGTTTATCGTAACAAACATACATATGTTTACATTTATTATCATCTATTTCATGAAGTGTTTCACATAAATTTAGAGCACCATCTGATTTAAAACAATATGTAAATGTTCTTTTATCCTTTTCACCCATTATTATATTCATAAACTCAATATATGTATTTGTTGTATGGTCCTCATTTGGTCCATCATATAATTTCCCGTGACGTCTACCCCTCAATAGTAGTTTCTCTGGATTCCATGTTTGTGACTTTAATGTACACACACCTGATTCCGGTCTGACAAGCGTCGTCTTTACATTTAGTAAATCTAAAGGATCTCTCCATATTTTTATATTTACATTTTTTTTTCCAATATCCAATACATTAACTCGTTGCTCCATTATATTTAATCTATTTTCAATTGCTATTAACCTTTCTTCTGATACCATTTATATATATATATAAGATATATTTAAATTATATTGAAATAGATATTTTCGCAAAATGATTAAATAACTTATATTTGAATATGAATATTATATAACTAAATCTATATATCAATTGGACTATCTATATTTTTTAAAATACCAAGGCGAGATAAAAACACAGTCAATTTATTATTTAAATCTTGATTAACGTACGATATCAGAGCGTATGATAATAATATACTCCCGCCCATGTCGATCCGGTTACCACCCTTATATGGGAAGAACTTATAGATATAAAAAGGTAAATTTTTTACTATACTTTTTAATAAAAATGTTAACATTGTAACCATTATTACTTCTTTACATAAATGCCAAAATACTATTATTGTAGGAATATTTTTGATATCTCTATTACCCATCCCCCCATATTTAATTGTACTATAATTGACAAGGTGTGATATACACACACCCCCGAAGAAATATATCAAACCAATCAAAGACAAATCCACAAATTTATATAAGTTATCCATTATTTATATAATATAAATTAAATTAAATTAATTCAATATAGATTGTTAAGATATATTTAAAAAATTAAATTGTATATAATATAAATGCCTCCTAAAAAACCACATATATTGAATATATATTTAAAACATCATAAAGAAGCAAACCATAAATATGATAAATCTGTTGTATTAATGCAAGTCGGTGGATTTTCAGAAATATATAGTCCTATAAACACCGATATTGATATTAAAGAATGCCCTGATTTAAAATATTTATCCGATATTACTAATTGTTCTATCGCTATTAAAAATAGAGGTGGAGAGAACGAACATTATATGATCGGTTGGCCTAAAATTGCCGACTCTAAATATATTCCCATTTTAATAAAAAAGGGATTCCATGTTATAATGGTTGAACAAAAAGAAGGTTCTAGCACACACATTACTAGAGAAATTACTAATGTTATATCAGCAGGAACATCTATGGATTATGATAATAATATAAATAATTATTTAATGAGTATTTATATTGAAGAATATGAAAATAATAATAAAACATTTCATGGTTGTGGTGTTTCTATTATTGATATCTCTACTGGAAAAAATTACATTACACATATATTAGATAATCCGCATAATAATCACGATTATGAAGCAATGATAATTCATTTAGTAAATATTTACTCACCCAGTGAAGTAATTATTCACAATATGAATACTGGCATCAATAAACAAGATTATATCCGAATATTTAATATCCCTCATGAAAATGTATTAATTAATTTCTTCCAACAAGATATTAAAAAAATGATTAAAATTGATTATCAAAATAACTTTATAAACGAAATATTCCATTTTAATACCCAAACTTCCCCCATCGAAAATATTCATTGTGAAACTAAACCAGAAACTGTTCTATCATATATTTTACTATTAGAATATTGTCACCAACACCGCAAAAACATTAAAAACAACATTGAATTACCCGAACAAATTGAAAATATTAATTATCTTAATCTTACTAATAACTCTATCAGACAAATTAATATTATCTCTAATTCTAATAATTATAAAGGTTCCAATGATAGTCTATTAACTATTTTAAATAAATGTAAAACACCTATGGGTAAAAGGTTACTAAAAGAAAGAATTTTGAAACCATTTATTGAACCAGATAATATTAATAAATCATATGATTATATTGAATTATTTTTAAAAGATAATTTTTATGAAAAGATTAGAAAAGAAATTTCTAAAATTTCAGATATTGAAAAATCTGTTAGAAAAATGGGACTAAATGAATATACATATGATGAATTATTTTCAGATAATATTTCATTTGATTTTATTAAATCTTCAATTGAATTATTAAAATCAGATTCTGAAATTTTTAATAAAATTCAAGAATATTCTCAAGATATTGAATTATTTTATGAATTTTTAAATGATATTAATAATCAATTCGAGTGGGACAATTTTAACACAATTAATAGTAATAATATAATTGAACGCAGCTTATTTAAAAAAGGTATTTATTCTGAAATTGATGATATAGATGAAGAAATTTTCACAAATAAAAAAGGTCTAGATTATATCTGTGAAAGATTATCTAGATTTATTGACCAAAAAGGTAATACTAATTTATTACCTATTAAAATTGAATATACTGATAAAGATAATTATTATATTTATACTAGCAGCAACCGTGGTCTGAAACTAAAAGAGAAATTTCAAAACTTAGGGGATCTAAATATTATTGTTAAAGATGATGTAGGAGGTATACTTTATACACTAAAACCACAATCAATCAGTTTTACTAATATTAAAGGATCCGCATGCAAAATTGAATTGAATGAAATAGGAGTCATATCTAATAATTTAATTAAATTAAATAAAACTATATCATTCTTAAATCAAAAATATTGGAATAATTTTATTGATGTTTTATATAAAAAATACAATAAACCTTTGAAAAATATTTGTAAATTAATTTCTGAGATTGATTTTTATTCAAATGGAGCATACATTTCTAAGAAAAATAGATATCATAAACCAACTATTATTCAATCTAATAAATCATTCTTAGATGTTAAAGAAATAAGACACCCTATCATTGAACTTATTAATGATAAACATGAATATATTACAAATGATATCAGTTTCGGATTAAATCATGATGGTGTATTACTATTTGGCACGAATTCATGTGGTAAGTCTTCACTTATGAAGGCAATAGGTCTTAATATTGTTATGGCACAAGCAGGAATGTATACTCCATCACTAAGTTTCAATTATTATCCTTATAAAAAACTATATACACGAATCCTTAATACTGATAATATATTTTCAGGTCATTCATCATTTATTGTTGAAATGAATGAACTGCGCGAAATATTATATTCATCTGATGAGTTTTCAATGGTTCTTGCTGATGAACTTGCTGTGGGCACCGAAACTACTAGCGCTTTATCTATTGTCGCATCATCCTTAAAAATTCTATGTGATAGAAATGTATCATTCATATGTACCTCGCACCTCCACCAACTTAATAATATTTCTAGTATCAAAGAACTTGATAATCTTAAAACTTATCACCTAAAAATTACAAATGAAAATGAGACTATTATTTATGATCGAGTACTAGAAGAAGGTCCCGGTCCAGCAGTATATGGATTAAATGTTTGTGCAGCATTAAATATGAGTCCTGAATTTCTCTCTCTAGCAAGACAAGTACAAATAGAAATTAATAAAGAAAACAATAATATCATTTCTACTAAAAAATCAACTTATAATAAAACTATTTGTATGGGAGAATGTTCAATGCCAATGTGCGACAATAACGCAGAGGAAACACATCATATTAATGAACAGGCTGACGCTGATAATTCAGGGAACTTTGATCATTTTCATAAAAATGCCACACATAATCTTATACCATTATGTAAAGGATGTCATGCTCAAATAACTTATGGTAATCTCCACATATTTGGATACAAAGAAAGTTCTGAGGGAGATGTTTTAGATTTTAAATTTATTGATAATAAACAAGATATTAAAAAATCCAATAAAAAATTCACGGATATAGAAGTTGAACAAATAAAAAAATATTATAATAAATTTAATGGAATTCTAACTAAACAAAAAATATTAGATAAATTACAATTAGATCATCATATCAAAATAGGTTTACAAACTTATAATAAAATTATTAAAGGAGAATATTAGATTATTTAGGAATAGCATCATATATTTTCTCTATTCTACTATTTACATTATCTGTTCCTCGCAAAGTATATAATTCAGAATCACGAGTTATCCTAATACAATTATTCCATAATGGATCACAATCATTCATACGAATTATTTGTTCTTTTGTAAAAACTTTTGGCACAGATAGAGGAATATTTCTATTCTCATATCTTTTTTTGAAATCAGCAAAGAAGTCTTTAGTACTCTGAAGTGGTTCCATAATTTATTTTAAAAAAATATTATATAATAATCAAATTTATTATTTATTCACAATGGATCAGGATGCTTACAAATACAACCATTTTGACGAGTACAACATCTACCACGATCAGGGAAGATATTTGGATCATATTTATCATTGTTGATAATATGTGTTTCTTCCCATGCCTGTGATAGTTCATTAATGACAAAAGATTTAATATCTGGTTCCCATTGTTCATTGAAGTTGAAGAATACTGGATAAACTTTAGTGGGTTTATCTTTCACATATGGTGATTTCATAGGTGTCATATCCACTTCGGGTTCCTTGGATTTCTTAACATGACTCTGGGTTTTGATTTTGAATGGTCTGCCCATATTTATTTATTATAATAATTATTCCAAAAAATTAATTTCAAATTTTATTTAAATTTTTATTTATATAATCTTCTATCGCGGATTGAACAGCGTCCTTCGCTAACATAGAACAATGTAATTTAACTGGCGGTAATTTTAATTCGCTAGCAATATCATTATTACTAATCTTATAAGCATTATCAATATGCATATTTTTAATATGTTCTGTTAAATATGATGATGATGCAATTGCTGATCCACATCCAAATGTTTTAAATTTACTATCTATTATTATATTATCTTTTATCTTAATAGATAATTTCATGACGTCCCCGCATGCAGGGGCACCGACTAATCCAATACCGACATCTGTATCTAATTTATTTAATGATCCGACATTCCGTGGATTTTCATAATGGTCTATTACTTTTGTATGATACAATTTACTTATTATATTTCTAAACATATATATTTAATTTAATAAAAAAATATTTAAATAGTTATTTATTTTTAATTTAGTTATAATATTTCTAATATGATTGGACAGTGATCTGATCCCATAATACTCCCATCTATTTGACAGGATTTTACCATATCTAAATATTTATCTTGTAAAAGGAAATAATCTATTCTCCAACCTTTATTAGTATCTCTTGACCTTGAACGCATATTCCACCATGTCCATTCAGATTTATCAGGGTTCATATATCTGTATAAATCTGTATAATTTTCAAGAAATGCTTTGAACATATCTCTTTCTTCTTTGAATGCCCCTGGTGATCTAGCCTTATCAAGTGTAGTTGTATTCCATATATCTGACGCTTCTGATACAACATTAAAATCACCAGTTATGACCAACGGTTTATCCATATGACAATCTATAATTTCTTTAATATTCTTATCCCATGTCTGAGTTCGATAATCAAAGTTCGTCCCAGAATTAGGCACATACATATTTATCAGCGAAAAATCATTAAACTCAGCATACATAAATCGTCCTTCTGAATCATTCAAACCTTTATATTCATATGAAACAGATAGTGGTTTAACTTTAGACCAAATACTTGTTCCAGAATATCCGGTTCCCCTATGACCTGTCCCCTTTGATTCATTCCAATACTTATATGGATACATCCCACAACCTGGACATATCTTTTCACCTAATTTAATAGGACATTTAGTTTCTTGGATACAAATTATGTCTGGATTATGTTTCTCAATTAATATCTTCATATTACATTCGTCTAAGACAGATACACCCGAAGCAGTAATCTTACCATCACAGACGATATTACTCCGGATTCCGTTCACGTTCCAAGAAATGATCTTCATACTTAGATTATTGAATTATAAAAAAATAATAATATTATTTCAAATTTATTACAATGATATAACAGACCCGTTCTCTCTATCAGGAACAACCCTATTATCCTTATTACGCCATGCCTGGTATCCACCGAAACAACAACATATCCCCACAACCGCCATTATTATCAATGATATATATAATACAATTAAAAGAACAAGCATTTCATCCTCCATTTTTAAACTAAATTTTACGTATAATAATAGTAATAAATCAAATTTATTGTAAATATGGATACTCCAAGAATGAATGCTTGAATTACAGGGAATAATATATTCTTTTTCATATATAATCCTTCCAATTTATATCCTAATTTATTTTTATAATATTCTCTTACACCGATTCCTGAAGTAATACACATATTAGTATAACCATTCTCTAAACTGATCCATTCTGCTTTTTTAACTAATTTCTTTCCTAATCCTAAATGTTGGATACCTCCTGATTTACTATTAACTAGAGTTGTCTTTCCATATACGTGCAATTCCCTAATTATAGCACAATTATATAATTCAGGTAAGAATGGATTTTTAGATTTATCTGATAATCTCAATCTACAAAACCCTAATATATTCTTTCTATCTTTTGTTTCATATCTTATGAAATATTCTTTTGTTTCTGACGATTCGAATGAATCTATTACAAGAACAGGATATTCTGTCAATTTAGTATCTTTTATTTCTCTTCCTCTAATTTCAGATGTATCTACTTCTTTATCAATTATTTCTCTAAGATGTCCTTCCTTATTTCCGTGATGAATATAATCATTAGGTATATCTCTGATAATTCTGGGTACTCTTACCCATGGCTGAACATGTTTCATATAATATCCAATTAGATCTCTTAAATAATAAGGATCTTTATCAACATTATGAGTATATTTGCCTTTATCCGCCCATTTCTTGATTACCGTATAATCCGTTGCAACTGTCGGATATATCTTATATTCATCACATAGCAAATTAGGATCATCTAGAATTTTCTGAAACATTTCAAAATCATCTTCCTTCGTAGCATATGGTAAATCAGGCATGAGATGAGCAATTATTTTAAATCCACTATTCTTTAATAATTTAATGGCATCTATTGAATCTTCAATAGTATGACCACGATTTACAATACTCAATAATCTATTACTTGTGTGCTGAACACCTATTTGCATTCTAGTTACTCCTAGTAATCTTAGAAAATATATAGATTCATAATTAATTCCATCTGGTCTTGTTTCTAACGTTAAACCTATAATTTTTATTTTATTTGTTTCATTTATTTGTTGCTCTTCTTTTAATGATAACATTTTTCTTCCTTTCTTCAATGGATAAATATTACAAATATAATAACATTGAATACAGAAATATGTTAAATATTCACGTGGATATTCTAATACAGTTCCACCTAATACAATTAATTCTATTTTATCCAAAGGATGACCCATCATTTCTAATGTAGATAATCTATCATATATCTGTTCCATAGGATCGAAATCATTTCTACTTGCTCTTAAACATGCTGGTTCTCTGCTTAAATAACTCCTAGGCATAATCATTTTACCATCTTCTATTTCATTAGGACAGAAATAACAATTATGCTTACAACTAAATTTCTGAACATGTTCTTTACCTTCTTCATCTATCCATTTGGGGTAGGGTGATGTTAATATTGATACTGATTGTATTCCAGACAAAGACCGTTGTGGTTTCTTTATCAAGAATTTAAGAAAATCACTATCTAATTTTAAAATATTATTTTCAACTAAATTCAAATAACTTTTTCTTAAAATAATTTTATTTAATTTTTCTTTGAAAGAATATTCTTTCATAACTATTTTTAATAATTTATTAAAAGAATATTCTGTATTCTTTAAATAATGTTCATAGAAACTTTTAGTAATATTATCATATTTATTAATATTAAATGTCATATCTTCAATATCCATTTTAGAATTATATAAAAAAAATAAATTTAAATATCAAATTTAAATAATTTCCCATTCTTGTTTTTGATATAATTTATATATAGGGACTGGTTTTTTATAAATTATTATTTTATCAGAACTTTTAGTATCTTTATCTAATTTAGTATTTTCTTTTGAATCGATTACTAAATCTACCACAGGATTATTTAAATCTATTATTTCATCAATATTATTTATTTTGTTATAACAATAATAATAAGAATAAAAAAGGGCGCTAGTTGATATTAAGGAGGCAAATATTAATTTCTTCATATATATAATGTATATAATATATCACCTTATATTCCCACAATTTTTACATACATAGTACCTTTCTCCATATTGACATGATTCTCTTTCCATTACATAGTCATGGTTACATTCTGTTATAATTTTACTATTTAATTTACTCTCGTGTGCTGTCAATATTTGTATTCTATTTAAATAATCTTGTTTTAAATCTCCTAATTTATGTTTTTTAATTTTATCTGAGAGTTTAGTATCACTCAAGAAATTCAAATCCATTATTATTATTATTAATATATAATTATATAGTTTCAAATTTAATTATTAATATATTATATATGGATGATTTATTATTATTTATTATAATATTGTGTGTGTTTTTTTCAGTAATGATATTTTTTAATAAAGATTTATTTGATAAAGATGTTATTAGAGTAAAATCAACAATAGATGATCAAGTTTATTTAGTAAGAAAATTACCAAATTCACAAGAAGCTGCTAATTTACTTGCAAGTTATAAAAAAGATATACTTAAAATATCTCAAAAATTAAGAGAAAAATATATAGATAATGCTGATAAAAGTGATTCAGAATATGAATATAGAAAAAATGGAGTTGAAAGATTATTAAATAATTTCAAAGTAGATAATTTATCTGAATCAGATCCATATCACAAATATAAATCTTATATGATAAATAAAGGTGAAGAATTGTATTTATGTTTGAGACATACAAAAGATAGAAATTATGAATTTAATGATAGAAATTTAGTTATTTTTACAATATGTCATGAACTATCACATGTGTGCAATATAACTTTACAACATCCCCCTGAGTTTTGGGATTGGATGAAAGTATTATTAGAAGCAGCTGAAGAAATAGGATTATATAAACCTGTTGATTATGCTAAATATCCTGCTCAATATTGTGGAATGGCAATAAGTAGTACTCCATATATTTTTAACTAATTCTGTTTATATCAGGGATTGAGTCCATTACATACATGACCGCCAAATGCGCCTTTATTATTTGGTCCAATATGGTAAGGGCAAAAATGTTTCTTACAGAATATACACTGTATTTTTATACCCTGACAATTACTTTGATTTACTCTCACACCAAAAAAACCTGCATCTAATTTTGTTTCTAATATTTCACAAGGTCCTTTATATTCTTCAATAATATCTAAATTTATATCTGCACTTTTCAAAATACCAATATCTAAATTAGGACTTTTTAATGGTGAAGTTTTCCTCTTACTATCTTCAACTAATTTTGCTTTAACTTTAACGTTTTCTTTTATTTTGGCATCTACTGTTTTAGCAGAATGGTAATTTTGGTTTAGAAAAACTCCACATAAAGTCAGAACTGCTGTGCACATACTACCTGTTAAAGATATTAATGCTATAATAATTTCTTTATCAATACCTTCACCATTCTCATATATAATTGATGTATTATTACTCATAGTATATAATGTAAATATTTTTAAATTTGATTTTTATAAAAAAATTATTTATTAAATATAAAATAATGATTGTATTCTGTTCAATTCATGGTGAAATTAATATCTCTGAATATGCTAAAAGGATCATTGATACTCCAGAATATCAGCGATTAAGAAATATAAAACAAGGAGGTGCTGTATATTCTGTATGGATTGGTTCATCACATCACAGATTTGAACATTCAATTGGTGTATACCATCTATCATGTAAGCTTATGGACTTATTAAACCAAAAGGGTCTATATTTTAATGAAAAAGAATATAAATTAGTTTCTGTTGCTGCTCTTATACATGATTTAGGACATTCAATTTCATCCCATCTATTTGATGATTGGTTGAATGAAATAGGTATATATTCAGAACATGAAGAAAGAAGTATTGAAATATTTAAATATATGAATGAAAAATATAATTTAGGATATAATAGTAATGATATATCATTTATTAGTAATATAATTAATCCTAATTATGATGAACTAGAATATAGTAAAAAATATTTATATCAAATTGTATCATCTGAGAATGGTATCGATGTTGATAGGATGGATTATATTTTAAGAGATTGTAAATATTCAGGTATGAGATATTCATTCGAACTAGATACTATTTTACAGAACACATTTATTAGTGTGACAAATGAAATTGTATATTCAGAAAAAGCAAAATGTTCTATTGATTCATTCTTTCATTCTAGATATTCATTATATAAACAATTATGTAATCATCCTACAGTACTTGCTATTGAATATCACATTAAAGAAATTTTAACTGAAATTAATAATGTATTTAATATTTCAGATTCTGTTATAAATGACGATTGGATCAAATTCTGTAAATTTACTGATGATATATTCTCTACAATAGATTTCATAGAAGATCCACGATTAGATAAAGCAAAAGAATTATTAAATAATATTAAAACTAGAAATATTCTCAAATTAGTTGGTGGAGTTATTTCTAATAAGGATTTAAATTTAGTATCTGAGAATGAGAATGTAATAGTTATCAAAAAAAGAATTTCATATCATAGTTATTCGTTGCCCCAATATATTTCAAATAGTAAAAATAAAACATTATTAAATTCTAATAAATATCCTGATGAATATATTATTAAAATTATGTGTAAAAATCCTAATGATCCATATGCTTTATCTTTATTAGAATCTATTTAATAATTTAATGGATGATATATAATAAATTTTTTTTATTCTTTATTTTTAAATAATATATTATATATATTAATATAATGTCTAATACTACTCCTCCGCCCGCATTATATGGTACATTACCATTACAAAAACAATCATTTATCTTTACAAATATAATAACTAAAGATACTAAAGATATAGAATTATATCCTGATGATACAAATTTAACTGTTTTAAATAAATTATCTGTAAAATTAAACATTTTAACTAATGAAATTTGTGCTTATGTTAATGATTATAAACTTATAGGTTTTTCATATGATAATATAAATATTAAACAAATATTTAATAAAAACAAAATAGATTTAGACAATTGTTTAGATGAAAACTTTGTAGATAAAATTGGTAATAAGATAAATGTTGATAAAAATAATTTAATGAATGAACTTTTTGAAGAAAATTTCACATCGTGGCCCCCAGCAGATAATATAAATTATTTTACATTAAATGATTTATTAAAAAAAAATAAAAAATTAAATCCTTATATGGATCCAAAATTTTTATATTCAGTCATTTATAAATATTTTCCGAATATTAAAAAAGATTACATTGATAATTACTCAAATAAATCAAATTCAGACTTAAGGAAAAAACATATTAAAAAAATAAAAAAACTATTATCTTCTAATAATCATTATTTAGATATATTAGATAATAATGTAGATAACCTGCTAAACGAACAGAAATTTACTAGTAAATTATTAAATTTCAAATGCATTAATATTGAAAATAATATAAATATTATTAAATTATTTTCAGATTATGAATTATCATCTGAAAGGTTTTACACAAAATTAATTCTGGAAGATTATAATAATTCATTTTTTAAATTATATAAACCTGAATTAAAACTCCCCCTATCTACCGACAAAGATAAATTAGATAAAGACATATGTAGTAAATTATTAAATGATTTCTCTGATAATGTCTCTTTGCCATATGAATTTAAATATATGCCTCCGTCCATACAACCACGAAATTGTCTAATTTTCAAAACAAAACTAAAACTAAAAGAAATCAATCTATTTTATTCATTTATTCTTTTTATGAATGGAAATTATGATTTTATAATTAATAATTACAATGATATAAAGATTGATGATGTTGTCTTAAAAAAAATTGAACAAGATATTAATAATTTAATAGAGGACATAAATAGACCTAGAATTTACACTATTAATGAAATACCGAGGTTGAAGAAATATGATGATAAAATATATTTTATAAATACTGAAATAGTATTTTCCATGGATAATTTTTATTACAGATTAGGGGAAAGCATATATGATAAATCAATCATTTTAAAATATTTATCTAATTTTTATACACATATAAGGATTGTTAAAGAAAAAATGGATATGGATTTGGATCCGGACACCATTATTTTAAAATATAAACGTGTTAGCAATTATGAAAATACAGATACAATACAAAGTATTATAAATGTATTACATGATCCAAATATAGATATACCACTAGAAGAGTTTATCGAAATGATTTCTAAAAATATTGGTATAAGTGTTGACGTTGCAACACAAGAACACCAAAAATGGAGTGAAGATAACGAAAAAAACGAATTTAAGAAAAAATCATTTAAAACAACTGAAGCGGGTGCCGAAATTAGAATAAATAATTTAAATGAACATATAAATTTTCAGATATATAATGTACAATCCCGAAATGAATTAAATCGTATAATACAATTTATAAAAATATTTATGAAATTGTATGAACAATTTATTAAAAAAGAACTAAAAAACAAAAAATTAGAACGTTTATTCACAGAAGAAGATTATAAGAAAGAAATAGAGGATATACAAGAAGAACAACAATTATTTCAATTTATTGAAGATCCTATTCCATCTGATATACATAGTTCTCAAGTAACAAATGATCAAGATGAAGATTTAGTAGATACGCCAACGACCGAGAGTAGTTCGGCACCGGACGAGTTGACTGATGAATCAACCAGCAGCACCGGTGGCGGAAAAATTCGAAAAATAGGAAAGGGCGGATACGATCTTTTTGATAAGTTAAAAAATAAAGATCCTAAATTATTTGGGAATCAATCCTTGGGATACGCATCAGCATGTGCCCCAAATTTATTTAACGTACCTGTGCCACTTTCCGATATTGAATTAGAAAGAATAAAAAAATATGATATTTTTAAAACTGTAAGGATAGAAGGGATACCACTGACACAAGAAGAGATTTGGTCTGATAAATATATGACTAATAATGCTTATGGTAAGGCCGACAATCTTAAAACAATATTGAAAAATAAAGGAATTTATTCTTCTGACGAATTTCCATCTTTTTCACAAAATATCTCACAGACTAAAATAGGTGACCAAAAAGAAAATATTAATTATATTTGCCCTAAATATTGGGATATTTCTAAACGTGTTTCTATTCATCCAAGAGATATATATGATAGACTAGATGACATTATACCCGAACCGGGACCTGGGAGATTTAAAGGGAATACAGACAAAACTATTATATCAATAAATCACAGTTCGTGGGGTCCAGTGACTGATGATAAGATTATGGAGCGAAAGCTTAAATTTATAAAACACTTGGAAGTTTATTACATTTTAGAAGGTAAAATAAAACCGGGTTACATGAAAAAATTAGAAAAAGGATTAGAAGATTCTATGAAAATAAAAAAAATTAAAGAAGTAGACTTTGAAAAACAACTCCAATATATTAAAGATAGTGGTTCTCCCTTGGATAGGAAGGTCATGGTGAAATTTAATGAGCAGAAGGATAAAATCTATGCTAGAGAAGATACTAAATTAAAGGAATTGAGTCCGGAATTGTTAAATGATCATATTTTCAAAAAAGCTCACCCTGAACATAGAAAATATATTGATTTATTACATCAACAAATTGTAAAATATATACAACCACGATTTTTGCCTCCGAAAAAGAATGTTGACGGGTTCCTCGCGCCATGTTGCGGCGCGTACAAAGCAGACTATAAAGTAGGCGTTTATAAACCGGCGGTCTTAGACAAAAAGAATATTAGAATTGCTGATTTAACACCATCAAATATTAATAAGTTCGCTCATATTCATCCGCATCTGCAAACCTTATTTGGGTTCAAAAAAGAATTCCATGATAATAAAAGACATTTGGGAGGTTTTATTAAATTTGGCGTACAACAAAATAACAATTCTTTAATAAATGTACTTAGCAATTTGTACTTTAAGGAGAATAAAACCGTCGCAAATTTCCTCTCTCCTGGACCCATTCCACTTCCGTCCGATATCGCAAAATATAGAACAAAATATAGATTAGGGATATACTTTAACAAGTGGCGATTAGCAGTACCCGATTTTAAAACAAAAATATTAATAAAATCATTAACTGATGAAAATTCATTATTAACATTTATGAAATGTGGCGATGGTAATATTGTACAATTATTTAAATCTTCTTCATATAATATTAATGATATTGAATATTTTGTGGATTATATTGCTGATGAAAAAAATACTATAAACCAATTAAAAAAAATCAACATTAATAATAAAGATTATAAAAAGATTAAAAATGATTTTGAAGAATATGGAATAAGACTAATGAAAGAAAAAGGGCAATCTGGTTTTGATAAATATGGATATATTAATGAATTCAATGATAAAATTTATAATTCAGATATTAATATTAAATTTATATATGATTTAATCATATCTAAAAATAATTTTATTGAGTACCTAAATTCAAATGAAATTAAAGATTATAAATATATTTTACCTTTAATGTCTGAAATTAAAAATGACCATATTTATATATTATTTGAAAATAATGACGATAGTATTAATATACGATTACCATTAAATACATATGATATTTATAATGATAAATGCATATTTAATTTTATATATAAAGTAGGAGATATATATGAACCTATTTACTATTTTAATAATATTAAACCTATGGCAAATGGAAATATGGAATGTGATATTGAAAAAAATATGCATTCATATGGAAAAATAAATGAATATATAGGTAATATATTAGATAGTATTTCGAAAATAATACAAGAAATATACCGCAAGAAAATCGAAGACATTGAAATATTTGGACTAGACGATTTAATTAAAGTAATAAAACAGAGTGATGATGAACCAGACAAACTATTAGTTGATCCTTATTGTAAAGTATCTCATGTTATTACTAAAAATAATTGTATATTCCCTATAATTCCATCTGGAATTATTGATGGATATGAATTAATTTATTCATTTGATAATAAACCATCTTTTAAAAAATACCTAGAATATCGTAAGAAAAAAGTTGTATTAAAAAAAGACAAACCCGGGGTAAAAATATATATGGAGAAACTAAGTATAAAAGGATTCATCTTAAATGATAAAAATAAAATTATTAATATTGTTTTTAAAAATAATACATATATACCTATAGAAGAAGAAGAATATGGTAAAACAAACAAACATATGAGACGTCGACCTATATTAGGTTATAAAGATTTATTTATTATTGATAAAGACTTACAAAATTTTACAAAAGAAACCGATGACAGATATAAATTCACTTCAGATACTGATTACCGAAATTATATCACTAATTTAGCAGTCCAAAACATTATTTATTATATTAAAAATACTAAATATCCTAAAGATTATTATACAAATGAACCCGAAAAATATAACGAAGATGTCGAATATGTATTTAAATTAAATCCTAAAAAGGTGCCGAAATGGAAACCAGAAGAGGGTAAACTCTATGTGGAAAAAGATGATAAACCATCCCTCCACCCAGATTACTTCTATGATGAAAATAAATTTTTAGGGACTGTTATAAAAAAAGGTAATGATACTACCACATTGGCTAAATTAGAGATAAATGTATCCTTATTAGATGAATTATACTTAATTATAAATAATGGAATACATACGAATTTCACTAAACAAACTAAAATATTTGAATTTTTGACTGAGCGGCATTCCAAAGAGATGAAGTTATGTATTATTGACGAAATTATTATAGATTTGCCTGATGATGAATATGAAAAATACAAAAATAATACAGATATTAGTATTTGTTATAAAAGTAATGATAAATGTTTAGGATCATGCGAACCGGATAAGAGTGATAATGATAAATGTAAATTATATGTGAAAAAATCAGATATTCCGCAATATGGAGCAGGCAAATCATTAATTAATAAAATTATATATAAATTTATTGATTTATTATTAATTCATAAAGATATTGATAAAATATCTAGTCTTTTACAAGAGAATATTAATATAAATGATCTATATAAAACTGTCAAAAACGATGAAATATTTTTTAATTATATACAATATAAAAATAAATATATAAATGAATTATTTAAATCAGAATCAGCATTTATTAGAAATATTAATTTCTATGATAGAGAAAATACCTATCTAAATCAATCTCAAGAATCTAAACCTATCAAATCTATCATTAAAGGTGTTCCTAATATTATTAAAAAAATATTTATGTATAGCAATGTATTAACATATATTGATGATAATAATTTAGATTTCGAACCCTTAGTATATAGTTTTTCAGATATTTATATCGATGAAATATCTTCTGATAAACTTAAAGATGTTATTTGTACTAAATTAGAAAGAATAAAAAAATATGATAAAGATGGTACAATTATTAAGAATAATTATTCAAGATATGATAAAGATTTCAAATTAACAAATATTGAAGATATTAAAGGTAATATTAATAAAACCAACTATAAAATTAATCCATTTGATTTAGAAATACTATCACAAGAATATAAAGAGATAGGATTTTTATTAATATCTAGTAAGTATTCAAATAGCGATCCTACCAACCTAAAACACAATATAATATTAAAATATTATGATAAGATTAAAAATAAAGTAAATGAAGTTGATAAATTTATATTATTATATCATTTCTTGAATGAAGATGGTGAATATGATTTATCTAATATTGTATTTAAAAATAATGAGTGGGAAGATGACGATCAATATAAATCATATTTATCACTAGATGAGTTGTTAAAAATACCTGATATAAAAACTATTATTGAAAATGATTATCCAGACCTTTTGTTGAATAATAAATGAGTTATTTAATTATCATAATTTTAATATTTCTTTTAATAATAATAATGGAGTATTTATCAGAAATTAGAGAATTTAAATTACTTAGAAATTGTATTAATAATGATCCCATTTGTGATTTTTTTCAATTGCAATCTTACCTTAATAATGGTTTAAACTTTGAAAAAGACACGCATGACTATTTTAATAAATATGTAAATAAAGTATCCTCTGATTTTATAGATGGATTTTTAAATAATATTATTGATAAATCTAAAGAAATTTATCCTAGATTATCTATTAATAAATTTAATAATATAAATCAAACAATTCACAAAATTCAAGAGAATGTTCCATTAATTATTAATCCTATTTTAATGAATGATAAATATAAATTAATTGTAAAATGTGATTTTATAATTAAAAAAGATTTATTTTTAAAAATATTTAATCAAATAAAAAATATTTCATTTAATTCAATATCGAAAAATGACTATTTAATCATTAATATTGTTCCAGAAATTCTTACATTTAAAAAAGGATGCAGAGAAATATGTAATTCATATAATGTTTTCTATAATAAATGTTCTTTATATTGTTTTAATTCAGCATTGAGACAATATGTAGGTAGAAATAATTTTTATTTTATGTTCGGAAAAGATTATAAATATAATAATGAATTATTGAATAAACAAGAACATATTGGATTAGTTATTTTTGATAATATATATAGAGAAAAAATATATTATTCATTAAATTGGTTAAATAGATTAAGAGAAAATCAATTACAATTATATCCTGTGCCATCATGTTTAGAATTATATCCAAATATGAATAACAAACAAAGTTGTTGGGAAACCGAAAAGAAAAAACTAGCAAAAAAAGTAAAAGAAATTACTCTAATATGGAGAATTTCATATGAAGACCGTAATTATCTAATTAATATGGGGATAACTACTTGGGATAATCCCTACTTACTAAATAATTTATATGAATTAAAAGATACTAATACTAGAGATATTCAAGAAAGAATTATCCATATGAATAAACATGAAAATTTAATAATAGAACCACGACACATTTCAAACGATTTTAAAGATATATTAAAACCATCTAAAATTGAATTTGTATTAGATATAGAATCAGTGATAAATTTAGAAACTACTGAAAGTTATTTTAATAATGATGTCAAAAAAGATTCTCCAAATATATGTATAATTGGTTTAATTCTAATTTCAAATAATGGATATATTTTCAAAGATTTTACTATAGATGATTTAACTATTGAATCAGAAAAACGGAATATTATTAACTGGGTATCCTTTATTAGTAAATATGATAATATAAAAATATATCACTGGGGTCATGCTGAGAAAACATATTTAGAAAATATTCATAAAAGATTTCCTGATATTAAATTACCTAAAATGACCTTAATAGATTTATTACATTATTTTAGACAAGAACCTATCATAATTAAAGACTGTTTTAATTTTTCATTAAAAACAATTGGTAAAAATATGTATAAACATGGATTAATTAAATCTACATGGTCCGAAACTGACAATGGTTTAGATGCTATGATTAAATTCAAAGAATTATGTTTGAAAAAAGATAAAAATATTCCATTAAAAAGATATAAAGAAATTGCTGAAATTATTGAATATAATAAAATGGATTGTGTAATTCTTATGGAGATATTACAATATTTAAGAACGAAATATATATAAATCATAATCAAATTATTCGATTTGCAGTCATTAGCGTACAGAAGTTTCATAATACAAACGGTATCGGTTACCTGTTATTTCTGATGTCATTACAAGTTGTTTCAGGTTGCATGGGTTGTCTGTAATGAATTACCCGAAAATAATTCTCTATATGTTCAGAAGAATTAAAAAAAAAAGATATATTAAAAAAATTTAATTGTGATCATATTTTTCATAATCTTTTGCTTATTACCATGGATAAAGGAAAATTTTTGATAAGAACTGTCCTTTGTGTAGACGGGTGGCAGTGTGATTGGATTAGTGGGCAACCACATACGTTAGTGTACCTTCTCTTGTATCATTCGGTTGTATACACTGGATATCCACCCCTGATTCGTTCATCGTGTTTGCCCTTCCCTGTCAACATCCAAGTACGTATTCGGGGTCCCTGGTCCTGGTCATTGCACACGCGGGGCGCATCCACTTACACTGCCATCTCACCCTTGGCAGGTATATGTATCTGACTCTCTGTGTTAATGGATGCCATGTCGTCCGATTTCAGTACCGTGTGCGTCAAGTACATTTTGGAGTCGTTAATCGAGTACTATCATTTATGTTCGTCTCACTAAATTTAACATCCGGTCCGTACTCGCCCTTGCCGATAATACACAGTACTTGCCTATCCCACGACAAAGTTATTAAAGTATCATCGGCGGTCGATTTTTGCTCGGGATCTCTGTTGGATATGCAGATCAAGTCCCTCACCCACTGGGGTTTTTTTGACCCATTTTCACCCCCTCCTGAGAACTCGGCGATGGCACCGATAATAGATCCTATATCTACAGCAGCTGGATACGAACCGTGGGGACAGGTACCCGGGGTATCGCCAGACAAGGAGCATGGTGGTCTGACCGGGACCTCGCATATATCTAAACACTCAGTTCGCGACGCGTTGGCTTGCATGCCCCGCAACTCATTGCCTGTGCTTGCAAGGCACTGAATATTACATAAACCACCCGTGCCAACATACGCCCCCTGGCAAGCTTCACACGCGCCCGTACCGCTATTGTATTCTGTCCCATCACTACAGGTAGAACATTTACCTCCTAGCGATATAAGACCAGGTGCACACGCCACACATTTAGTACGATTAGCATTCGATACGGACTTCACGGAACATTGTTTACAATTACCTTCTGTCCCTGCAAATCCCGAAAGGCAATCTACACACGCGCTCATAGACTCATTGGGTTGTTTCCCATCACTACAGGCAGAACATATACCTTTTGTCCCTGCAAATCCCGGAGGACAATCTACACACGCGTTCATAGACTCATTGGGTTGTTTCCCATCACTACAGGCAGAACATATACCTTTTGACCCTGTTTGACCCGGAGGGCAAGCTACACACGCGTTCATATCATCATTGTATTCTGTCCCATCACTACAGGTAGAACATTTACCTCCTAGCGATATAAGACCAGGTGCACACGCCACACATTTAGTACGATTATCATTCGATACGAACTTCACGGGACATTGTTTACAATTACCTTCTGTCCCTGCAAATCCCGAATGGCAAGCTTCACACGCGCGCTTATCACTATTGTATTCTGTCCCATCACTACAGGTAGAACATATACCTTCTGCCCATATTTGACCCGGAGGACAATCTTCACACGCGCTCATATCAACAGTGGGATGTTTCCCATCACTACAGGCAGAACATATACCTTCTGTCCCTGCAAATCCCGGAGGGCAAGCTACACACGCGTTCATATCATCATTGTATTCTGTCCCATCACTACAGGTAGAACATTTACCTCTTAGCGATATAAGACCAGGTTCACACGCCACACATTTAGTACGATTAGCATTCGATACGGACTTCACGGGACATTGTTTACAATTACCTTCTGTCCCTGCAAATCCCGGAGGACATTCTTCACACTCGTTGTGAGTCCCGCGTGTTTCCCCTTCGCCATTCCAATACCCATCTTTACAATAATATCTTGGTTGTAAATCTGCTCCGACCGAACACGATTTCACATCAAGATCTACACATATTTCGTCGTGCCCACCCGCCTCCGTGTATCTTTGATATGTTTCTTCCATTGATTCTGGTTCAGTTGTGCTTTCACCTGATCCATTAATAATTTCGTTACATTGCTTAGTCTCTTTATCATACTTAAATCTGTATGATAGATCATTACACCCTCCTTCGTCGCACATTTTAAAGTCATTTTTATTACATGGATTTACATTACATTTATTATCACTCCAAAAATATAAATCCTTATCTAAACCATTATTTAATGCTAAACAAGAATCATATTTACATCCTGATAGCATAGTTTCACTACAATCTAATTCAAAATCACATAATCCACCATTACAACTATTAGATTTACAGTCTAAATCTTTCTCACATTTTTCACCATAACCACAAAATTTTAATGGGATTTTCTCTTTGTATAATTCAGAATGCAAACAATCGCCATCACCTGGATCCAATATCTTATAGACTCTCTCATTAAATCCATCTCCGCACGACTTATTTGTTAAATTATTTATAATAAATTCACCCTTGCATTTATTCTGGTTTTCTATTTTAGTCCCAGATAGTTTCTCTAACATTGTTTCTAATATTAAACTAATTTTATCTAATGGTAACCTTGATATTTGTTTATTTGAATCTACATAATCTAATGATTCAAATAATTCTTCTTGAAAATTTCCTTCTATTATTTTATTTTTTAAATTCAACATATATGTCAATATAAACATCAATAAAAATATTAATAAAAACACATAATATAATACTATATTTTTTTTAAATAAAAATGATAATGATATTATTATTATATTAAATATGATTAATTTTGTATAATCATTCATATATTATCATCATATAAAATAAATATTAATTATATTTCCCTTATTGTTGCGTTTGGTCAAATCTTGCGCAGTTGAAAAACGCATCAGCGGAGTTCCTGTATTTGTAATCGTATACTAGTCCTACTAATTCTTTAGATATATCGTCCCATGAATTAGTGTACTCAGGATTTTCAGAGATTTTACGGCACTTGAGGGTTTTATGGTCGTAATAGCACGGGATACCGCCATCCCTAAAACTATTACAGACTCCTTCTTCTTTATGATCATCACAACCACCCGAACCCGAACCCGAACCCGAACCCAACGAGACCTTACATATATGTTTAATATCAGCAAAAAGTTTCGTGGCGAGTATTTTTAGGTTTGCAGAGACAGATTCTTCTTTAATGTCCTTTGCCAATTGTGAAACTTCATCTTTTACAGTCATTTTTTTAACATTTAAATCTATAAATTTATTAATACATCTATGTTGTTGAGTATCATATGTATAATCACCATATTTATCCTCTAGTTCTTGGCACTGTTCAAAATTACAATTCTGTAATTTATCTCGCTCGCACATATGTGGATATGTACATATTTTTTCAGACTTACTACAATAATTACTTAGGCAATCATGATCTTCTTCACATAATTCATGAAAGTCGCATAATCTATTAAGACATTCTTTATTTTCTAGTTGACCGTTTTCATATATACATTTTATACCGTCTTTACCAGCCTTTCTACGAACATTAAACTTCCTTGACATATTACCCCGCCCGCATTCCCTGCTACATTCACTCCAACTACCTAGTTCCCCTGTGCACATTTGTGTGGATGGTATTTTACCTTCAGATTTATCTAATAAATTTAGTAATTTTGTAAAATTATTCAATATCTCATCATATAATATATCTTCTTTAAAAGAGGTTTTAATATCCTTATTCAATAAACCGGCAAACTCCATTTTATATTCATCTAATGTGGTGTTACCTTCTATAACATTATGTATATTATAATACATATACAACATATACATACTAAATAATATTATTAATAAACATAATAATTTTATATTATATTTTAATGAATATATTAGTAATAAATTTAATAATATAATTTGGAAAATTATATTCATATATTATATATATATATAATAATGCCTCAAAAAAATAAAAACTCTAACAAACTACGCCCAAAAAAAACGAAAAGAAAGAAATCAATAAAATATAAATTATCAGAAAAAAAATACAAAGAATTAATTAAAAAAAAACAAAAGAAATCTATCAGTAAAAAAAATAATAATATTTTAGAAGAAGAATTAAATAAAAAATACTGTAAATGTATTAAAACATTTAAAAAGAAATATTCTAAAAAATCTAAATTTAATAAAGGCAAATATGGTATTTGTATGAATAGTATTTATAAAAATAGAGGATTTACAGCACCATATAATGTTTCTAATTTTTGTAAATATTATTATAATTTTAATTAGTTTAAAATTTATTTAAATAAAATATTTTATAATTATAAAAATGAAACTTATTCCAGTAACCAATGAAAATATTCATACAATTATTCCAAAATATATTGAAGATAATGAAATCACCATTAATGATATCGATACAATGATAGATGCTTATATGAAAATGGTTAAAGACAAATATTTATTCTTAATTGATAGAGATTTATTAAAAGATTTATTAGTGGAAATAACTTATATGTATTCTCCTAATGATGATGCGAATAAAGACCGAGTCTTATATCATTTGGTCGGATCAGATTCGGATGATGATGATGATGACGATGATTCTTCATCTAGAAAAGTAGATGGTTCTAATAATGTTGATTAATGTTCTTAAAATAAATTTGAAATTTACATTTAAATTATTTATAAACAAAACAATTTACGAACTTAAATCAACAACACTTCGTAAAACATACAAATTTAAGAATCAATCGTCTCAAACTCCTCAAGTCAATCATGAATCCTTCCAACACTGAACAGGCACCTGCTCTCGAAGTACATGTCGCGACCGACTCTTCTGAGGAAATTGATGATCAAATGGCAATTCTTTACCTCCGTACGATGGATGTCCCTATGAATCTTACATTTATCTTCACAGGTACTAGTAAGATTACCAGTGAACAATCTCTCAAGGAATTTACGGACACCTTCGAAATGCATATCCCCATCCGGGATGGTGTAAAGAGTCATGTAACTCTCACAACACTTGAAACATACAAGGATTCTGGACCTAAGAATCCTGACTACTTCTTACAGATTGCCCCTATGTGCCTCTACACTGGGGATAATCTTGAAGTTAATCAAAAGTATATTCTTGCCGGTGATTTCAAATCAGATTCCCCTTCATTTAATATGAATGGTTCCGAAGCAATCACACAGAAATTCTTTGATCAGGGAAAACTTGTAGATATCTCATCACCTCATATGGCAACAATGAGATTCAACGGGGAACTTCTATCCAAGTTTACAGGACCATTCAATGAATATATTGTATTCACAGCATTCAAACTTGCATTCGGACGCATGCATCCCAAGTGCCCTGTAGCAAAAAAGTTCGCAGAAGGACTTATTAATCCCAATGTTGGGCGCGGTGTCAACTACAAATCTGTTATGACAATTGCTAAGAATCTGGATCTTCCCTGCACACACGGTCCAGACACACCTAATACTAAAGAATCCAAAAAGTATTTCAACGACATCTTTGGTGATTGCGACGATCCTAATGGTTCACTTTGGAAACTGGGGCATATCAACGATGCCTTGCATTGGATCAATGTAACGGCAACTGGTAACGGAGATGCATACCTCTTTCGAGAGAATGGTGATGAAGTATTCTACTCAGATTTCACAGTAGACACCATCCCTGAACTACTCAAACCTTCCTGGGAATATTTCAAGGCAAATGCCAGCAAGCTTATTGATTGCTATAACCCAGTATATGATCTATTCGCAGCATATGTTATGATTGGATACATTAAAGGTGTCAGCAGGGATGATCACCAACCCGAACAATTCATCGCGAACATCGTCAATGAATTTTAAACCATTAAAAAACATTAAAAAAACATTAAAAAACATTAAAAAAACATTAAAAAAACATTAAAAAACAATAAGAATTAATATATGAATTAATATTTTTTTTTATAAATTTGAATTTTTAATGTATAGATTTTTAATTAATAATCAATATGATTAAAGAATTAGTAGATTTTAAGTATATTGAATATAATGAATTGTTTATAGATAACCTATTAGATAAAGGTAATGCTGAGGTATTCAAGGGGACATATAATGAAAAAGATATTGCCATAAAAAAATATGAATATGATGAATTTAATATTAATGAAATAATATTTAAAGAACTTGAAATAGGTTCTAATACTAAATCAGAAAGATTAATGAAAACATATGGATATTCATATGATAAAGAAAAAGAATATTTATATTTAATTATGGAATATATTAACTCATCAGATTTAGGAAAATATATTAGTTCATATTATGATGAAGATTATGAATATTGTTTATCCATTGAAACTAAATTAAGTATAATCAAATCTGTCTTAAAATCTATTAGAGATATGTGGGTAGAAGGTATAGTTCATGGTGATCTGAAACCTCTAAATCTTGCTATACACCGGCGTAATGATGAAATTTTCATTAAAATTATTGATTATGGCACTTGTGAATATGACCATCGCAATCTAGGTTTTGACAAAGAATATGTGTGTTCTACTGATGGATACGTGTCTACAGAATTAGATAAAACCAATATTATTAGTCATAAATCAGATATATATGCTTTGGGGGTCATTATATTTGAAATATTATGTGGATTTATTAGCACAGGAGACGATTATAAAACTTCTCGTAATATGTTACTCAAAGAATTACGAGCACTCAAACAAATTTATCCTGACCTGGAAAAAATTATAAGAAAATGTGTGGATATTAATCCCACTAACAGACCAGATATTTATAAATTAATTAAGATATTTGATAATTACCTTAACCTTAGAACTAAATGAAGTGTGGATTCCTTCTGGATATTATAATCTGACAGAGTTCTACCATCTTCTAGTTGTTTACCAGCAAAAATAAGTCTTTGCTGATCAGGTGGGATACCTTCTTTATCTTGGACTTTTGCTTTAACATTTTCGATAGTATCTGATGATTCTACTTCTAATGTAATAGTTTTACCAGTCAAAGTTTTGATAAAGATTTGCATTATTATTATATTATATTATATTATATTAATATTTATTTTTTTAAATCACTTACAATGATTACAAACATAAAATGTATCCTCACAATTTGAAGTTAATATCTCTTCCATTGTATGACTGTGTATATGCCATTTATTTTCATATTTCACTTTCTCCAATAGTACTTCAAAATTGTTTTTTTTTAAAACTGATTTTAGTTCACCTATAAATATATCCACAATATCTTGACGTGTTTCTACCATTCTAATATCTACCTCTACTTTAAATCCTGAAAATATCTCAGATGATGCTACAAATATTCTTTTATAATTATGCATTTGTTATATCTAAATTAAATATATATTTATTATATATAATTATGGAAAATGATTTATATAAAATTGAATGTGACGATATAAACAATATTATGTCTAAGATTAAAGATAAACCTTTAAATAATGAAGAAGTGACTACATTAAATGATACTAAATATAGAGAATTAAGAAAGAAAATAATGTTCCAAAATAAAGAAATAGATTCACTAAAATCAAAAATAAAAATATTAGAAAATATTGTTAAAGAAAATTAATATATCCTTTTATTTTAATATATTTTTATATTTCCATATTATATAATGACTGATTATGTTGTAGCTATCCCCACTTTCAAAAGATACAACGAAATTATCAAAAAAACATTACCTACCTTACAAAGGGGTAAGGTCCCTAAAGGAAAAATTCATGTATTTGTTGCTAATAAAACAGAAGAAAAATTATATAGAGAGAAAATGGACCCAAATACTTACGGTAAAATAGTTGTAGGTAAAAAAGGTTTAGTAAATCAAAGAATATATATAAGTGAATATTTCCCTAAAGGGACTAATATCGTTTCTTTAGATGATGATGTTGAAAAAATGCAAAAATTAAAAGGATCCACTTTTAAATTGACTAGAAATAGTGCCAAAACTTTAAAAAATAAAAAAAATAAAACCTTAAAAAGTAATACTAAATCCAATAAAAAGAAAAAAACGATCAAAAGGTCCATGGGCGGAAAAGCAGTTGATAAAAGTCTAAATCAAATAATCGAACTCAAAAATATTGATGAATTTTTTAAAAAATCATTCGCATTATTAAAACAAACAGGGTTAAATTTATGGGGCGTATATCCCATAAATAATCCATTTTTTATGAGTAATAAAGTAACAACCGATTTAAGATTTGTTATCGGTGTAGTCCACGGATATATAGCATCACATGATCCAAAAGTCAAAATGAGTAAAAAATCATTGAGCAAAGAAGATATTCACCAATCTATATTATATTATTTAAGAGACGGAGGTGTATTAAGATTTAATAATGTGTCATTTAAAACTGTATTTAATGCTCCAGGTGGATTAGGTACTAATAGATATGGTATGAATAAAACAGCACAAGAATATTTATGTAAAACATATCCTAATATGGCTAAAAAGAAATTTAGACCGGACGGTACACCCGAAGTTAGACTAATTGCTAATCCGGAATTATAAAAAAAGTTGTTATTTTTTTTCTTTTCTTTTTTATTTTTTTTTAGTTTATTAGGTTATTTGATAGTTTGTGTATTTTAAAACTTTATTATCCATGTTTGTGCGCCTTGCGTGGGACTGATTACACGTTTAATCTCATCATATGTCCGCCCACGAGGAGCTCCCACCTTATCTCTGAAGTAATAGGTATGACCAGACGGAAGCTTAAGGAATGTTTGATATTTATTCTTCTTGGCGTATTCTATTGCTTCATCTTCAGTATTACCCAGACAATCAAGTCGGTAGGAATGACCTTTTATTTGTCCAAGACTACACCAATATGTGTTGTCGTATCTCTGTACTGTGCAAATGAGTTCATCTTCAGCATCATCAAATGTTCCAGGCGGAGCATTCTCAATAATTTCTTCAGGTGTTGGAGAGAATTTCTGATACTTTTTCGTATCATTCCAGAACTGATTCATGCGTTCATTGCGGATATTGGAGATAAATTCATCCATATTGGTTGTGACAACCATTGATTGAAAGGTTTTGGAGTTGTGTGTAAGTGTTTTAGTTCTTTTGAGTTATTTGTAAATAGATTATCTCTATTGTAAGTAAATAAATTTAAATAAAAAATCAAATTTATTCTGTGAACAATTGATACTGAAAAAAAAAGTTGTTATTTTTGTCTATTTATTTTATATTGTTTTTTGTCTATTATTATTTTATATTGTTTTTGTATTTTATTGTTTTTGTATTTTATATTGTTTTTGTATTTTATATTGTTTTTGTATTACAGACTTAGGCGTTTGATTATCATATCAGTCATGTCCATTGCGCTCGCATGGATAAAATTGTTTTGGTCAAGAGTTATAGAGATACGTGCTATATCGTCATCAATTGGATCGATATTAATGCTGGGATAATCATCTGGTGATGCGAATGGGAAGAATTCACGCAACATTGAAGTAAGGTTCTGACCTCCGCGACCAATCACCTTACCAACTATACTACGAGGACACGGAGCAGTATAAGTAACCGTATAAAAATCACGAATACTATGAAGTCCGTATCCTTCTATTACTGACTCTAGCATAGAATTAGGAGTCGCACTTTCATACACCTTTAGTGCTCTCCACATATTTCTCCCGACTGGGTAGTATATTATGTCCATCATATATATACTATATTTAATCATCTGAAAGTTGTCCCCTTCCCGCGGGGGAAGATTTTCAAGAATATTTTTGGGAATACAAACTGAAATATTGTCATCAGTAGTTCCGAAATAGTAATGTCCCTTCTCAGATGTAATACGCACACCCTGTTGGCGTCTCACAGGACAAAATCCCATCTCGCACTGGACTGATGTTAGCAATATTTCCTCTTTTTCGGTCCAGGAAATCCAATCATTCATTTCCTTATCTTCTGATTCAATCCGCTCCTGCATAATCAAGAAGTCGATTTCATCCACAAGAGAGGGTCCGTTTGGGAGATCCCTGTCAGATAGTGAAGTACTTGTAGGTGTAAGAATACCTATCTCACGCGCCTTCTCAATATCTTCAGGTTGAATGAACTGTTCTTGGGAACGCGGTCCAATGATTGAACTGAGTACAAGAGCCATTAAGTATTTCTTTTGAAAGACTTGGTTGTTCTTTGGTTTGAAAGACTGTTTGTTCTTGGTTTGAAAGTTGTTTTGTTCTACTATTTTGAGTAGGTTATTTTGATGTTTAAAAAAATTTAATTAACAAAATCAAATTTATTCTGTGAATCAATTATCTATTAGAAAATACATGATTGCTGTATGAACATTAGGAAAAGCATAATCTACATAATAAGGACAATCCATAAACTTTATATTTACCCATATTGTTATCCAACCTCTACTTTTTGCTGTCTTTAAATTATCCAATAGATCATCAAAAAAATAATATTTATTTCTATCATTATAATATTTTTTTATATCTTGTTCTACAAATTTAAATGACTCTATATATGGTTTCATATATGGAATAGTATCTCTGGCATAAATTTTATTAAAAGTATTTGATAATTCCATATTATTTAATACTTCTTTAACATGTTCGAGTGTTCCATTTGAATATATAAATTTTGGAGAATCTAAATTATTTAATATCTTCGATAGATTTTTATCTATTTTCATTTTATTATAATTAACAATTCCAAATGGATGGTAAATTATAGTATCATCTAAATCAAAAATATATATTTTCATATAAAATATAAATATATATATTTTTAAATTATACTTAAAAATATATTGATAATATTATTGAAATGTCAAATATTAATAATTCTGAAATATTATTATCTGAAGAAGAAAAAAGATATGTTATTTTCCCTATTAAACACGACGTATTCTGGGAAATGTATAAAAAAGCGCAAGCAAATTTTTGGACTGCTGAAGAATTAGATTTAACTAACGACCTTAAAGACTATAATAATTTATCAAATGATGAAAAACATTTTTTAAATAATATATTAGCATTCTTTGCTGCTTCGGACGGTATTGTAAATGAGAACTTAGTAGAACGATTTTGTAATGAAGTCAAAATCTTAGAAGCCAAGTTTTTCTATGGATTCCAAATTGCTATAGAAAATATTCATTCTGAAACATATTCATTATTAATTGATACATATATTAAAGATCTACCATTAAAAGATAAATTATTAAATGCAATAGAAACTATACCCAGTGTAAATAAAAAAGCACAATGGGCATTAAAATGGATAAGTGATACATCTGACTTTAATAAACGAGTTATAGCATTCGCGTGTGTTGAAGGGATATTCTTTTCGGGAGCATTTTGTTCTATATTTTGGTTAAAGAAACGTGGGATTATGCCCGGATTATGTCATAGTAATGAATTAATTAGTCGTGATGAAGGATTACATACAGAATTTGCTGTTTTAATGCATCATAATTTATCTAATAAATGTTCTAACTCAGATATTTTAGAAATTGTTAGAGAAGCCGTGTCTATAGAAAAAGAATTTATTACTGAATCATTACCTTGTAAATTAATTGGTATGAATAATGATTTAATGAAACAATATATTGAATATATTGCTGATAGGTTATTATTAATGTTGGGATTAGATAAAATATATAATGCTCAAAATCCATTTGATTGGATGGAAGCAATATCTATTCAAGGTAAAACAAATTTCTTTGAGAAAAGAGTAGGAGAATATTCCAACGTAGCAAATCCAAATTCTAACGCAGATGACAACAGATTTGAACTTGATGAAGATTTTTAAAAAACATATATATATATTTTATTTGAATATTTATTGATTGTTAGTTAACCATAATACGTATAATAAAAGTACCATGTTTTCAACATCAGCATTCATGTATAAGCATACAAATAGCATGAATATTAATAGTTGACCTATAGAAGTGGTTATTACATCATGGACTCTGGTCATTACTTGTTTTTGGACATTAGATTTCATTAATAATTGGAGTGGGAGCATCGAGAACGCAATTACACAAAATAATATTGTAGTTAATAATGTAGAATTACTTTTTACGAGTTTGGCAACCGGTTGGAGTGGTGAAAGGACTTTTTTAATTTGAGCAGACATATATTTTTATACTATAACATAGATTTTTTTTTAAAAAAATATAAATAATTAATTAATTTATTTTATTTTCTCGATAATATCTATTATCCAATCATTTTAAAATATACTTTAAAAATATATTATTTAAGAATATATTAATATAATATATTATATGGATTTAAAGAATATTTTAAGTTCTAATAATAAATCTGCTGATATTCAAGTTCACAAAAAATCATCATTCTCACACGTAACAAAGTCAACCACAACCAACTACTCTAATAAAACAGAAATAGATGTTCTATTGGAGCAGGAAAAAAAAAATCTATACTATAAATCTTGGAATAAGTTAGACAACTCTACTAAGAATAATCTATTCAAAGAATTTGTTTCCATCGAAAAGCAAACACACAACTTAAATGAGAAACAATCTCTACTCTTAACAAATCTCCTTATAAAAAATATGAAAAAATTAAACAAGGCATCTGATGTAGAATACAACCAAGATGAATGTAAAATTGTTAAAATCCAAAACTTAATATTTGATATAAATGATAATTCTTATTCATTAAATATTATCGAAAAAAAATCTAAATCTAATATCTCTAATAAATCAAAATCCAGATTAAATAAATTTATTAAATAATTAATTTATCTAAATATGATTCAATACCTCTTTCTTGTTCTTGGTTCATAAATAATTTATCATGACATTTTATCACTTTTTTTGTTGATACTGTATGTTTTTCCATATTACCTGATATCTCTTCTACTTTCTTTATTGTTTTTTTATAATATATTATCTGTTTTTTTAATAAATTTAATATTAATAAATAATTTAAAAATATATTTTGAATATTTTCAGGTATATTTTTGTCATCTGTCATATCATTAAATTCTAAATATAATCTTTTGTTCTTCATACTCAGATCCAATAGTACACAACTATTTAATTTTTTTAAATTTTCTTCAAATCTATCTAATTCACTAGTTATTTCGCCAATATTCTCATTAAATTCGGTTATCAACCCTACAAATGTATCCATACGCTCTACTAAATCGTTCTCTTCTACTAGATCTGTAACATTATTAGATTCGACACTAGTATTTATCTCTTTAAATCCTCTACACAATTCATTTATATTTTCCATTATATTTTCCATTGATTTGACTTGTTCTTCTGTAAATATATCTTTAAATAAAATATCTGTTGAATCGTCCCATTCTAATTTCACATTATCAATATAATTTTGAATATTAGAATTTCTCATTAATTTAATAATTTGATTATTAAATATCTCTAATACTTCATTTAAAAATATTAACATTGTATTTTTTTTAACATTATTATATTTTAATATGTGCGATAAAAATGATAATTCTTCAGTATTAGTTCTATCAGAACTAGTTATTACCAATGGCTTATTTATTTGAATTTTTCCCTCTATCATCTCTCTAACCAATAATTTTATTTGTAAAAAATCTCTATCAACCATTATATAAATATATTATATAAATATATTATTTTAAATGTCCTAATAATTTGACATGTTTATTTTTTTGCAAGAAAAACCTATTTAAAACATTCTTATCTTTATGTATCTGATTACCCATGAATACCTCCATTGGTGATTTAGGGGATTCACTCTTATCTTTATAATACATATTTGCTTTTATACCATTATATATTTTATCCCCTCCGGGATGTTCTTTAATCCATTTAGTCAAATCATATATTTTTAATTCATTTTCTATATCCATTATTATCCAATTATCTTCTTTTAACACTTCATCTATATTATATTTTTTTAATTTCTTTTCTTTTTTAAGTTTGACTTTAATATTTTTTAATTTTAATTTTTTCATTACATCATAACAAGTTTCTAACGAACCTTCCATCCATGCTTGTTTTTTACTAAATGATTCTCCGCATATATATAATTCTTTATCATCTATAGGTTTCATTATTTTACCATATATTTCATTCATATCTGCACCGACATCCCAAAAATGACATCCATTTTCCCAATAATGGAAAAATACTTCTTCTGGTTGGGGTGGATTAATCCCAAATAATACATTTATTTCTTTATGAATTGCTTTTATTAATTTATCCTTACCAGAATTATATATTGTTAATAACATTTCTGCATATAAATGATCAGTATAACTTATCATTATTAATCCATTATTATAATCAATGGGAATTATATGTCTAATATAATTATCAGTTGTTGTTCTTTTTATATTTTTAAACCATACTTTACAATCTTTAACAGGATATTTAAAATATACACGTAATAATGGTATACCATTAACTGTATCCAATTCTTTTACATCTTTTAAATATTCTATTTTCTTTAATGATTCTTGAGGTATTGTAAATATAATCTTATCATAATTATATTTATACCCTTTATCAGTTGTTACTAGACTATCTGTGAGTTCTTGTAAACCATCTTCTAATTTTAATGTCACATTATCAGCACTATCTAATAATTCTACCATACCTTTTACTATCGATGATAATCCATTTTTTAAGGTAAAATATTTAGTATCACCATGAAATAAATCTTTCTTAAACATATTTATAGATGCTTCGGCATTTAACTTAAAAAATTCGCTATCATATCCAAAACAAGTATTTATATAATCTGCTGTTTTAAAATCATACACTTCTATTAAATATTGATAAAATACTATATTTCGTAATTCATCGTGTGTATATTCTTTTGATTTCAATATTGCATTATTTAATAATTTATTTATATCACATTTTTCCTTTTTACCATCTATAATTGATTCTATTTGATCAGGTAATTCTATAATATCATCTTTTAAATCTAATTCATGAATTAATGTTAACAATTTATTATGTTTATTACTAAATCGTGCGGCACCACATTCATATTGATATCCATTCTTTTGAATTGTGTGAACTCTTCCACCAAATTCCTTCTCCTTTTCCAAAACCAAAATATTTAAATCAGTATCTACTAATTTATATGCTAAAAATAATCCAGATATACCTCCTCCTACTATTACTATATCATAACTATCATAAAAAAACATTTATATATAATATTATTATATTTTTAATACCTTATTAACTACAATTATTTATAATATATATATTATATGAATAATAAAAAGAATAAAACTAAAAAAAAACTTAAAAAATCCAAGAAAAAGATAAAGTTGTCCGAAAGCTCAATATTAAATGAATCCATTAGTGATAGTACAATACAAGTTGG